GGTCTCGGGGGGTAGCGGCGGTGGTGCTGGGGGTGCAGGGGCGGGTGGTTCTGCTGGGGCGGCAGGGGCGGCACTTTCACCATCCAATATGCCGCTTTCTGGATTTGGACTGGGCAGTCCTTTCGCAACTGTAGGAATCACTGGGTCTGCTGGTATTATTGGCGCATTCAATGCGGCTGGTGCTGCCGGGTCTGCATTAATTATGCCTACAACTGGTATATCATTAACGGGGGGGACTGGCGGTGGGTCTCTTGGGGCTGCGGCATCAACTGGGTTTGCTGGTGGTGCTATAACAGGCGCTGGAGCTTTCCCAACATCCGGTGGTGGTATTGCCGGTGGCACCACTGTAGCCAATGGTGGTGCGGGGTCGAATGGATTCCAACCAATACCAAAATTAATGTATTTCTATGGTGGTACTGGTGGGGCCTCAGGGGGTGGGGCTGGCGGCAATGGCGGTATTGGTGGTAGTGGTGCATATGGTTGTGGTGGTGGTGGTGGTGGTGCTGGCTTAACCGCAACCACGGGTGGACAAGGTGGGAATGGTGGTCCCGGGATAGTTATTGCGTATGCTTGGTAAATCGTCATAAATATTACGATAAAATAGGAATAAAATGTCAACAATCAAACAACAAGTTAATGCACGTAGCACATTAACCATTACTGGCATCGCCACACTCGCTAGTGCAACATATGTGGCGTCATCCACATACACAGCAAACACAAACCAACCACTGGACGTTATATGACTACCTTACTGCAACAAATTCAATCGGCATTCCCATCTCTCACACCAGAGACGCGCGACGATGGCTTGATTGCCACCACTCTGAGCAATGGCCGCACCAAGGTCACCAACGTAAAAATCGGTGACATCCAAGCGTACCTGCAAGCGCAGGGCGTGTGGTGGACGATCAAAGCTGCTGCTGCCACAAATCAGGATGCTGCCGCCGTGATGGACGTGGCAAATGCGCGGTATGACGCAATCGACACGACCCTTCCCATCGTCGGCCAAATGCTGACCGGGCTTGTGACTGCTGGGTTGCTCACTGCTGCACAGCAGACCGCAATTACATCAATGGGCGTAGTGCCCGACCCCGTAAGCGTCTATGACGTAAGCAAGGCATTGGAGGGTGTGCTGTGACCACTCTAAAGCAACCCCTAGGCACTCGCACCAGTCTGACGGCGTCCGGCCTATCGACACTATATCCGTCAACTTATGTTGCATCCAGTGCATACACAGCGAATACAAATCAGCCGCTTGACGTAATTGTTGAGGTAGATGTGGCGACGACAAACACCCCTACAGGCAATAAGCAGGTGGTTGTATTTGTGCAAGAGTCGCTGGACGGCACTAACTTCCGCAGTGGCCCAACATCTGGAACTACGACCACGGATGAGCCGAATCTGCGTTTGCTCGGTACGGTGCCAATGAATAGCGTAACCACCACGCAGATCGCTACGTTCTCAGTTGCGCAGGCTCTGGGTTACATGCCGTATGCCTTCAAGGTCGTGCTGAAAAATGACCTCGGAGTGGCACTCACATCGGGCACGGTTTGGACTTCTGAAATCTCTGCGACGAGCGTGTAATGCGCAGCCTGCTTATTCCGCGCATGTGGACGAGCCAGCCGCAAGGTGTTGTTGGTATTGATTGGAGTAACCAGCTAGCGCTGGGCCTAACCTCGGCAATCCTCCCAGGGATAAGTCGATTTGATTTGGTGAGTGGGCTTCAGTTATCAACGGCAAGCGGGACGAATACCCCATCAAGTTCTTCTTCTGGCAGTGTGATCCAAGCAACAGCGGCACAGTCTGCGATATACACCACGGCAGCGGCATCACAGTTGACCGCATCTGGTTCTATTTTGTGGGTGGGTGACCTATACGCAAGCCCTTCGGGCGACGGATGCCTCGGCGGTATTACGTTCAACAGTGCCAATAGCGGGCCGTATGTTTGGCTGGAGTTAAAGCGCAGCACAACCGCAGCGAACTATGGAATCTATTTAGCTCACTCGATAGGGGGCGCTAGCAACGTGGTTTCGTCCGCAAATAACGCTGGCGCACCGGGGAACGGTTACTGCTACGTTGGCACTGCAACGAGTGGCGCTCAAATTCTTTATGTAGGAAAGCTCGGCACTCCAGCCATTGGCGTAGCATCCACACTCTTCTCTGGAGCATTGTCGTCTACGACCACATCGAGAATTGAAGTTGGCGACTCACTAAACGCACGCAACCCGCAAGCTGCCTGCGCGGTAATGTTGATGTGGAACAGGGTACTTTCCCCCGCAGAGGTAGCCCCCATCAGCGCCAACCCCTGGCAAATTTTTAGCCCCGCACTATGTTAGGCCGTCTATTAGCTGGGGTTTCTGCAGGTGTTTCCCCGACAACTGGACTCCGGATGGTTGGTAATGCTACCAAGGTAACAGGAGTCTCCCCACTAACAGTAACAGTACCATCCGGTTCAACCATAGGTAACCTGTTGGTGTTGATTGTAGCTGCTCATGATTCTACAATAACACCTTCGATAGCTTTCACGTCCTTCCAGTCAGCATTGTTTGGTCTTAACTCATATGGATATATTCTATATAGAGTCATTGATGGTACTGAAGGTTCCAGCTTTACAGTAGGCAGTACCTCCGCAGGCGACTCCGTAGAAGCCATTTGTTTCACAGTAGCAGGTCAATCTCCGACATCACCATTATCATCATGGGTTTTAGGTAGTCCAGTTTATTCAGGAACCGCAACAGTCCCGGCTTCGACAACTACGATAGCAAACTCACTATGGATTCAGATGGGTGCTCAGGGTGCTGGTGGTACCGGAACTTTATCAGGAGGCACCCCGGCTGGTAGTACAGTTATTGCTGAAATAACAGACAATGTTAATGCAGGGCAGTTGGGTGTATATTACAACCAAGTATCATCCATAGGATCAACGGGTACCGCATCAATTACGTTCCCATCACCCAACACAAGCTATGGTTCTGGGTTCATTATCAATCCAGCGCCACCACCAGCATATCTTTTCATGAACAATCTCAGTTTACAGAACATATTGTTGTCATAGACACCATATAAATACTAGGATATAAACTAGATGATTTTATTATGAATATTGAACAAATTGGATTAGTGCAATGGGCGGTTGAAAACGGCGGATCAATACATCCACTGATCATCCCAGCAGATAAAATGACCGGGGTCGCTCACATGAACCCTTCCATATTTCTCGATGGCGACGAATTAAAGGTGAACATCAGAAATAGTAATTATACTTTATATCATGCGGAAAACAACAAATTCGAGCATGAATATGGTCCACTACAATACCTCCATGCAGAGTCAGATGTAACTCTAACCACATACAACTACATCGCAACACTAAACGATGATCTATCAATTAAGACCATTGCAAAAGTCAATACTTCGCGTAAAGATGAACAGCCTTTATGGACATTCATCGGCCTTGAGGACGCTAGATTGGTCAGATGGGATGATAGATTATACCTTAGTGGAGTACGCAGAGACACCACCACCAACGGTCAAGGCAGAATGGAACTCTCGGAAATAGATGATAAATTTGTCGAGATAAACCGTCATAGAATTCCAACACCAGAAGGACAAGACTCTTACTGTGAAAAGAATTGGATGCCTGTCATTGATAAGCCGTTTCACTTTGTCAAATGGTCTAACCCAACCCAAGTTGTCGTATTTGATATAAAAACCAACACAACAACAACAGTAAAATTAGACGAAACCACCAGTATACACGGGTTGCCAGACCTTCGGGGTGGGTCACAAGTTATCAAATACGACAACAAATATATCGCGCTTGTGCACCAAACCAAGCTATTCGACTTCATCGGTACTCGCAAAAATGCTGTATATAAACACAGATTCGTTATATGGGATGAAAATTTCAATGTAGTTAAGGTATCCGAGCCATTCTCATTTATGGGTGGTAGTATTGAATTTTGCACTGGAGCAACATTTCACAATGGTGATCTAATCATATCATTTGGATTTCAAGATAATGCAGCATATTTACTTAAAATCCCAGCCACAGTTATTGAAGGAATTTTGAAATGAAAGAGTTGCAGGACTATATTTTAAAACAAACGGACAGTGACGCAAATTTTGCACTAGCAGAAGCCTATGAAGACGTGGGTCAACTGTCATCTGCTATATCATTTTTCATACGTGCAGCAGAATTCACAGACAATAAGAAAAAACAATACTTAGCAATCCTAAGATGTGCAAATTGTTTCGATAAGATGGGTGGTCGTGATAATACCACACAAGGTCTATTGAAACATGCAATATGCATAATGCATGATCGACCAGAAGCTTATTTCTTGTTGAGTAGGTTTTGTGAAAGACGTAAGAGATATATCGACGGATACTTATATGCCGAAATGGGCCTGAAGAACTGTAATTTTTTCTATGTTGGTGTTTCAAAATTAGATTACCCCGGAAAATATGGATTGCTGTTCGAGAAAGCAGTTTGTGCATGGTGGTGGGGTAAACATGAAGAGGCTAGAGAACTGTTATCATACATCAGTGAACACTACGTTGGTCGTTTGGATGATATTCACTATAAAGCAGTCGAAAGTAATCTAATTGCACTCGGTTCTGGTCCAGAAGAAATATCATTCAGACCATACGACATGACAATGCATGATAGACTTAAATATAAGTTCCCAGACTCACAAACAATAAAGAAAAACTACGCACAAGTGTATCAAGATTTGTTCGTGTTGGCTACATTGAAGGGTAAGCGTAATGGTACTTTCTTGGAAGTTGGTGGTTATATGCCGTATAGAGGCAACAACACCGCACTTCTAGAAGAGGATTTTGGGTGGAAAGGCACTACCATAGAAATTAGACAAGATTGTTGCGATGAATATGCAAAGGCTAGACCAAACACTAAAGTGATATGCAAGAATGCATTGAATGTAAATTATTTTGAGGAACTATACAGCTTGGCTGATGGTGGTGACAAGATTGATTATCTACAACTAGATTGTGAACCGTCAAGAACTACGTTTGAGATATTGTTATCAATCCCGTTTGATAAGTATAAATTTGCAGTTATAACTTACGAACATGACCACTATATGGATATGAGTAAGTCATACCGCACAAAATCTAGGAAATATCTTGAATCATTAGGCTATGTTTTAGTTGTCGGTAATGTGTCACCAACTGATATTGCAACCTTTGAAGATTGGTGGGTTCATCCTGATTTGGTTGATATGGAAAGAATCAGTGGTATGATTTCTATTGACAAGCCTGTTAATAAGATTGACGATTACATGTTGACATAAATACCTTGTTAAAGGAGATTTGAATGTCAACAATTACGTCTAGAGCCGATTTCACTGACTACTGTCTACGTAGACTGGGGGCACCTGTAATCGAAATTAACGTCGATCCAGATCAGGTTTCTGATAGAATTGATGATGCTATTCAATACTGGCAGGATTATCACTTTGATGGTAACCAGAAGTTTTATTGGATACATACTATAACACAACAAGATATAAGCAACATGTATCTTGATGCTTCTCAGGCTAAAGACCCACAAGGCAATAATGTTCAAATTTTGGGGATTACTCGTATATTTCCATTAACAGATTCTCAGGCCACGGTGAATATGTTTGATTTGCGTTATCAACTCAGATTGAACGAATTGTTCGATTTTACGTCGGCTTCAATGATTAATTATACTATGACGCAGCAACATCTACGGTCACTCGAACTGCAATTCACAGGCGAAGTTCCAATTAGATGGAATAGAACAATGCAACGATTGAATATTGATTGGGCGTGGGGGAGTGGGTTTGAAGTTGCACCCAGCCAAGTTGTGATTTCAGAATGCTACGGTGCAATTGATCCAAATCTATATCCTAATATGTGGGATGATAGATTTCTTAAGATGTACGCGACGGCCCTGATAAAGAGGCAATGGGGAGAACACATGAAAAAGTTCGGTGGTATCCAATTACCGGGTGGGATAACACTAAATGGAAAAGAGGTGTTTGACGAAGCGGTCACTGAGATTAATGATTTACATCATGAAATGGAAACAAATTTTGGGGGTCCGCTCGAATTCCTGATGAACTAGTATTATTTAACCTGAGTTCTCGGTTTCTCTGTTCTCGTTTTTTGGCGGCGGCACTAAGTTTCTTTCTAGTCTCTTCCGAGTGTGGACTTCTCTTCTGACCTCTCTGAAAATCGCCAATCTTCTTTTTTGCCTCGTCTGTGTGTGGTTGTCTCTTTTTTGGTATGAATGGTTTAATGATGTCGTTACCATCATCATCAAGTTTAACACATAACCACCCCTTGCATTGTTTCAGTTTCCCACGAGCTACTGCACACATAGAACCTTGCGGTAGATTATTTTCCAGGCAATATTTTGTGATATTTTCAATAATAATCCACTCACCATTAGTGTAGTCTTTGTGCCATAGTTTCCATGATTTAGTGTGTAATGATCTAGACCATTCTCTAAATTCAGCATTATTGCAGTTATCTTTTCTTATCTTAGATAAATTTGATCTAAATTCCGGAGTTGTCCTAGTCTTCTTTTGATTCTCTCTATATTCAGGGTCTTCCCAATTTGCTATTTTTCCTGCAGTTTGCTTTTCTGAATATTCACTGGACGATCGAATCGTCTTCATTTTTTCTTTATACTCCGGACGACTATTAATCTCTTTTGAAATCATAGATTGATGTGGAATATAAGCACTACGTATATTCACATATTCCCTGCTGGATAATTTATAATTTCTAGTTACGGTCATTTGACGCAGCGCCAACCACATCCGACTAAGGTCTTTGCCAGTAGTCATTTTTGTTAATAATTTATGTAAAATGAAATGTTCTCGCAATGTAATGTGAACAAAATTGTCCTTGCGATTATTCCCACCCATAGATTTTGGGATGATATGATGCCGCTCAGTTTTCCCCGAAATTTTAACATTTAGTGAATTTTTAATGATGGCATAATACCACATAGTATACTTGTTGTCTAAATACATTTGCTGATAGTTCCTTGTTAACTGTTAGAGTGGGTGCAGAGGTGAGAGTCTGGTGATCCACGATTATATTTATAATGTTATCACATCTAGGATGCTAAGTCAATATGCCAGTAAGCCAATATTTCAATAATTACAACGCTAAGTACACTGAGCAACGCCTTGTCGAAGATTTAATTATTGAATCAATCAAAATACAAGGATTTGATGCGTATTATCTACCGAATGATAATGACGCAGCGAGAGACTTGTTATATGGTGAAGACCCTACAAAGAGATTCACCAATGCATTCCCACTTGAAATGTACCTGTCCAACGCTACTGACTACAATGGAGAGCGTGAAATGTTCTCTAAGTTTGGACTCGAAATAAAGAACCAAGTGTCAGTGATAGTATCCAAGCGTACATTCTCACAGCGAGTGCCCCAAACGCTTTTCACTAGACCAAGAGAAGGTGATCTGATATATGTACCATTCCTAAATGGAACTGGAGAATTATATGAGATCAAATTCACCAATCAAAATAAAGATTTCTTCATGTTAGGTCGTAAAGCTCCATACTTCTACGAACTTGAATTGGAAAAATTCAAATACTCACAAGAAGTTATCACTACTGGTATTTCGGATATTGACCAAGTGGTGGCAGATTCTGGGTATACGCTACATCTAACTACAGGTGTTGGAACGGGCGAATACAGTATCACTGAAATTGTTTATCAAACTAATGATGGCACGTATGCAAATGGATTCTCGTTTGGATCGGTTCAAGACTGGGATCAGGCATCGAATACACTGTCAATAACAAATATTGCCGGAGAATTTGTTGATGGTTCTGTTATCATTGGTTCAGTAAGTAATGCTCAATATTACCTATCCACATTCGACCCATTAAACGAGTCTATGGTCAAAGAATCATACGACAATGAGACTATTCAGACTGAAGCAACTCTTATTGTCAACACATCTGAACAAAATCCATTTGGCGGTATCTAATGGCTAATACAACATACAACAGGATGATTCGAAAGTTGACAGTAGCTTTTGGTGATCTATTCAACAATATCACATTGGTTCGTTACCACCCAGACGAAACGGAACAGGAAAGATTTGTTGTACCTATCGACTATGCAACTAAAGAACTATACGTTATGCGTCTGGAGGGTGATCCTAATTTAGACAAAAAAGTGCAGATCACACTACCAAGAATGTCATATGAAATGAACGGATTGAAATATGATGCAACAAGAAAGCAGAATACAAATATAAAGAATTTTGCCAATGGTGCCAATGGCACAACAACTGCGCAGTATATGCCAGTGCCATATAATTTCGACTTTTCTTTGTATTTGTATGTTAGAAACATTGAGGACGGCAACCAGATTATAGAGCATATTCTACCATTCTTCACGCCAGATTACACTATCAAAGTCAATATGATACCAGAAATGGGTATTGTGAAAGAAGTGCCAATTGTACTCAATGATACAAATTATGAAGTCACTTATGAAGGTGATCGTAATTCGGACACCCGTATGGTTGTTTGGACATTGAACTTCACCGTTAAGGGATTTATTTTTGGAGCAGAGTCTACTGTTGGATTGATCCGAACATCAATAACCAACATATACAACGATATAGAAGATTCAAGTTATGTGACGTTCAACCTAAACACTGGCGGTAATGGTAAATTCCAACAAGGAGAAATGGTATTTCAGGGGACATCATTGAATTTTAGCACAGCAACGGCTACTGTGGTTTCCTCGAACACATTGAATAGGACATTAACTGTCAGTGGATTAGATGGTCATTTTGTGTCAAATAATACATTGACAGGAGTCACTACCAATGCTCAGTGGTCTTTTAATTCATATAGTGTAACACCAAAAGAATATTCCAAGATAACAATAGTCCCCAACCCAACATCGGCCAACGCGAATAGTCAATATACATATACTACAACTATAACTGAATAATATGAGTAAATTTGAAAAATCTATGGAAGATATATTTGACGTTGCACCGAAAGTGATAGAAATTGTTTCACATGAAACATTACCTGAAGTTATTAAACCAGCGCCAGTAGATGGTCCAGATTTAACTGGTGACCTAAACGATGCATATGATCAGACTAGAGCAAATTTACAGGATGTAATAGACCAAGGTAAAGAAGCTATGGATGAAATGCTTAGAATATCAAGAGAGTCTGAGAATCCAAGGGCATTTGAAGTTTATGCGACTCTGATGAAGGGTGTCGTGGATGCCAATAAAGAACTATTGTCAATCCAGAAGCAAATGAGAACCATGGACCCAAAATCCACTGGGGGTGGTGGGACAACTATTGATAAGGCTATATTTGTTGGCTCGACCTCAGAACTATCAAAATTCCTAAAAAGTAACAAATAATGTTAAGCACCAGAGATTCATATCGTGACAACCCTTTGCTCAAGAAGGCTGGGGTTAAGTTAAATTATACACAAGAGCAGGTCGCTGAGTACCTGAAGTGTGCCAAAGACCCAGTGTATTTTGCTGAAAATTACATAATGATTGTTAACGTGGATAGAGGTCTTATACCATTTGAAATGTGGGATTTCCAAAAGGAAATGGTCAATCTTTTCAAAGATAATAGATTCGTCATCACCAAATGCCCACGCCAAGTGGGTAAAACGACAACATCTGTGGCATATCTTTTGTGGCTGACACTATTTTCAGACTCACAGAACGTGGCTGTGTTGGCTAATAAGGGGGCGTTGGCTCGGGATATTCTGGCTAAATATCAACTGGCATATGAAAACTTACCACCATGGCTGCAACAAGGCGTTATTACATGGAATAAGGGTAACGTTGAACTAGAAAATGGTTCTAAAATTATTGCGGCATCGACATCATCATCTGCAGTTCGTGGCGGTTCGTTTAATTGTGTATTCTTGGATGAATTTGCATTCGTGCCCGCTAATATAGCCAATGAATTCTTCAATTCTGTATACCCGGTTATATCTTCCGGACAATCCACGAAAATTATCATAGTGTCCACGCCAAATGGAATGAATTTGTTCTATAAGCTGTGGATGGATGCGTTGGGTAAGAAAAATGGATATAAACCATTCTCAATCCATTGGTCTATGGTTCCAGGTCGAACTCCTGAATGGAGAGAAGAGACGATACGTAACACTTCGCTTGAACAATTTAGACAGGAATTTGAGAGTTTTTCATATGATGGAATTGTAACTGTATCTAATGATGTGTTGCAAAATGATATAAATACTGATATAATAACTGAATCGTTATCAATCGGAGATTTATATGAACGAATTCAAAGATATCAAAAAGAAGACAAACAGTAGGGACATCAGCAAAGAACTTTTGGTCGATCTTTACTTTTCTAAAAACATGACACTAGATGAGATTGGAATACACTTTGGTTATATCGACCGACAGCCAATCATGCGTCTATTCAAAAAGTATGAATTGAAAACGAGAAGCGTGAGAGACACTGCTAAAATTAAAAAAGAAATGAAAATTCCACCAAGGGAAGTTGTTGAACGGATGATAGAATGTGGGTCTGCTCTTGCTGCATCAAAAAAATACAACATTTCACGGAAAATGGTCACTAGCTATCTAGAACACTACAATCTAAAACCTAATTATTTTGTAAACAAGGATATAACACCATCCATACTGGATATTAAGTTCAATAATAGCTCACCAAAGGAAATATCAATGGCGTTGGGTGTTGATATTAGTACGGTTAAGAAGTATAAAAAGGACTTTATAAGTCGTTCATATAGCGCCCCAGAAATTAGAGAAAAATTCGAAAAATATAACTACAATACAAAAAATAAAGGATTTATTAGGCAGTTGCAGTATGATGATGATAATCTTTACAATTCAATTTTAGAATTGACGAAGGACCATGCACTATATGGGGATAAGATAACAGAAAAAATCTATAGATTATTTAACAACTATTCTCCGGGCGATGTTGAAAAATGTAAGTATTGTTCTAATAGTCTAAAGTTCTACACATTTGAACTCGGATATGGAAACAGCGAACACAAAATCTGCGACTCTTGCAACAACTCTATAAATGGAGTTTCACTTGCCTCAAAGGACTTATTTAATGCAGTGTATGAAAAATTAAAGCCAACTCTAACTGAAAATGATGTCTGTCACTATGATTCACTGAATAACGAAATTGAGGTATGTGTGACTGAGGATGACTTTAGGTCGCTACCAGAACACACATACTATCTAAATAGGACATACTATCGATTGGATTTTCTATTTAACAGGAAAGTAATCGAATTTGACGGTGCATACTATCACACAGAACCAAAGAAAGAATTGGCTAAAGACGCATTTTTGAACCTGAAGGGTTATGAAGTTATGCATATCATAGATAAAGATTATTATAAAAACAAAGATGAAACGATCCAAAGATGTCTAAACTTCCTGAATCAGTAGTATTAAACCATAAAAAACTAAAAATAGAATCCCCAGAAGGCTTTGTTGATTTTCTGGGGATCAATAAAATAACCAAAGACTCTTATATTCATCTTAAGTTTACCGATGGTTCTGAACTAAAATGCTCCGAAGATCATCCGATATCCACCATAAATGGGACAGTAAGAGCTAAAAATCTAGACAAGAAAACACTCATAGAGAATAAGTCCCATGGGTGTTTTGTCACATCAAAAAGACACATAAAGAGAAAAATAAATCTTTATGACATTGTAAATTCAGGAACAAAACACCTATACTACTCAAATGGTATAGTTTCTCACAACTGTGAATTCTTAGGTTCAACCAACACACTAATATCAGGCGAAAAACTTCAACAATTGACCTATTTTGACCCTGTATATGAGCATGACAAGGTTAAAATATACGAAAGACCTATCAAAGCCGACGATGAAAACAGTAAAGATCATTTATATGCTATGACTGTGGACGTTTCTGAGGGTAAGAATCTAGACTCTTCCGCGTTTTCTGTTTTTGATATATCACAGATACCATATAAGCAAGTAGCATCCTATCACAGTTCGTCAATTTCACCTGTGCTATTCCCAACAATCATTTACAATGCAGCCAGATTATATAATGATGCGTATGTCTTAATTGAAATAAATAACACACCACAGGTCGCGGACACGCTCCACAGCGAACTAGAGTATGAAAATCTATGGAAAGTGTTCACTGGCAATAAAAAGCCACAGCAACTTTCTGCGGGATTTGCCAGAGGTGTTCAGCTAGGCATTAAGATGTCCCCACAGGTAAAGCGCATCGGCTGTTCCAATATGAAAATGTTGATCGAAAGTGATCGGATGATCATAAATGACTTCGACACCATATCCGAACTTACAACATTCATTGCCGACAAGAACTCGTTTGCTGCGGAAGAAGGTTCTAATGATGATTTGGTGATGACTCTCGTTTTATTCTCTTGGGCAACAACTCAAAAGTATTTCAAGGAAATCGTGAGCCATGACATCAGAAAACAGATGCAGCTTGATGTTTTAAATCAATTAGACGACGAGACGTTAGTTGACCCAATTATAGAAAGTCCATATAGCGAAAACCTTGAATTGGTCGGTGGTGACTTGTGGGATGCAACATCTGGTGGGGGTGTGTATGATGGTTTCTTCCGGGATATGTATAAAAATATGTAAAAAAATGGTTTCATAAATAACCTTATGGCATCTATTGCCTAATAACAGAATAAATCAAGGAGAAGAAACAAATGACAATTTCTCAATTATCTCCGGGAGTTGCAGTAAACGAAGTGAATCTGACTACTATTGTCCCTTCCGTTTTAACAACAGCCGGTGCATATGTGGGTCCATTCGCATGGGGACCAGTAAATTCAATAGTTCCCGTTAGCACAGAACAAGTATTGGTGGGCACATTCGGAAAACCGACCAATGGAAATGCAAATTCATGGTTTACCGCATCATCTTTCCTTGCATATGGAAACAACCTAAACATTATCCGCACTGCGAACAGCGCAACATATAACGCTTCCGCAAATTCATTGGCACCAGTACAAATTCAGAATGCGCAAGCGTTCCAATTCAACTATCTACCAAATGGTGCAGCTAATACATACGGACCTTTCGTGGCTCGTTATCCTGGCGTTTTGGGTAATTCACTTACTATCGCAGTGCTAGATGGTGGTTCTTCTGCATCACAATTCAGTAATTGGACAGTTCCTATCATAAATGCGGCAGGTTCAAACTATGCTAACGTGGCATTGGCTGGGTTCTTTGGTACTGCACCCGGAACATCTTATTTTGCATCACAAGTAGGTGCGGCAAACGACGAAATTCACATTGCTGTTGTGGACACTGGCGGTCTGGTTTCTGGTACCCAAGGAACAGTTCTTGAAGTATATCCATTCCTCTCAAAAGCTGTCGATGGTGTTGATAAGAATGGCGTATCAAACTATTACAAAAATGCAGTGTTTAACACGTCACAATATGTGTATGCAGTCGATCAATTGAATTATGCCTCCAATAATGGAAAAGCGAACTCATGGGGTCAGATGGCAGCTAATGTGGCATTTGCAACAGTATCTGGACCACAATCATTTGCGATGTCTGGTGGAACTGAAGTATATCCACAAGATGGGGACATCGTCAATTCTTATACAATGTTCTCCGATCCAGTGTCGTCACAGGTTTCATTACTAATGACCGGTCCATGGGATGTTACTGTGCAACAAAATGCGGTAAATATTGCAGCAACTCGTAAAGATTGCGTGGCCTTTGTGTCACCACCTCAGTCCGCTGTTGTGAACAACTCAGGCAATGAACAAACAAGCGTCATTAGCTGGTATAACACACTGTCTAGCATTACAGGTAGTCCAAGTGGTAGCTATGGGTTTGCTGACTCTGGTTGGAAATATATGTTCGATAAGTATAACAATACATATCGTTGGGTTCCATTGAATGGTGATATTGCTGGTCTATGTGTAAGCACAGACTCTACAAATGCTCCATGGTGGTCTCCTGCTGGCTTCAATCGTGGTGCCGTTAAGAATGCTATCAAACTGGCATGGAATCCAACTAAGCCACAACGTGATGCAATTTACCCTTATGGTGTTAATCCCGTTGCAGCATTCCCAGGTAATGGTACTGTGTTGTTTGGTGACAAAACCATGCAAGTTAAGCCATCTGCATTTGATCGCATCAATGTCCGTAGATTGTTTATTGTTCTTGAACAGGCTATTGCTAAAGCTGCGCAATATTCTTTGTTTGAATTTAACGACCAGTTCACACAAGCACAATTTGTGGCATTGGTAACTCCATTCTTGACACAAATACAAGGACAGCGTGGCATCACTGCGTTCGAGGTTGTTTGCAATTCCACAAACAATACCCCTGCTGTGATTAATGCTAACCAATTTGTAGGTGATATATACATCCAACCTGCTCGTTCGATCAATTACATCCAATTGAACTTTACTGCTGTTGGTACTGGCGTTAACTTCTCGACAGTTGTTGGTCAAGCTTAATAAATAACAGTCAATAGGAGAAAACAATGGCAACACCATTTCAAATCGATAGCTTCAGATCAAACTTCGTTGGCGACGGTGCGCGTCCTAACCTGTTCCAAGTTATCATGGTACCACCAACGAATCTACAGACGGCAACAACGCTAGATGCAGATTCGATCACATTCATGGCTAAAGCTGCGCAGTTGCCGGGTTCTACCGTAGGCACTGTGTCGCAATATTACTTTGGGCGTGAAATGAAATTTGCAGGAAACAGAACTTTCGCAGATTGGACTATTACAGTAATCAATGATGAATCATTCAAAATCCGCAATGCAATAGAAGAATGGATGAATGCTATCAACGGTAATGCAAGCAACGTTAGAAATTCTGGGGCTGTTGCTCCATTGAATTACACTACCAATGCACTGATTAATCAGTACAGCAAGAATGGCGTTAGCACAAACGCAGGCGAAACCCAACCAGGAGTGCTGAAGAGCTATAATTTCTATGGTATGTTCCCAGTTGATATTTCACCAATTGATGTCGATTGGGGCACGAATGACACTATTGAAGAATTCACAGTGACATTTGCATATCAATACTGGACAGCGGCTTCTACATCTTAAGCCCTATAATTAGAGGGGACTGCGGTCCTCTCTTTTTTACGTCTATGAAAAACACAAACACATTACATGTTAACTCTAAATCATCTGGTATCGGTGATCGTATTTTTGCGCACACTAAATACTCAGTCGAATTTAGATATATCATGAAAGAAGTTACATAATGGCAACCAATACAAATAAATTTTCACTCTTTGGGTTCACCATATCAAGGGGAGACGACAAACAAGAAACGCAACAAAGTTTTAGTCCGCCTAGCAATGATGATGGAGCTTTAACGATTACAAGTGCTGCATACTATGGTACTTATGTTGATTTAGATGGCACCGCAAAAAATGAAGTAGAACTTATATCCAGATATCGTGAAATGGCAATGCAGCCTGAAATAGAATCTGCTATTGATGATATCGTCAACGAAGCTATCTGCCAAGACGACGATGGTAAGATTATTCAAATCGTGCTTGATGATCTAAAACAACCACAAAAAATTAAAGATGCCATTAAGACGGAATTCAACACCATCATGAAGTTGTTGAACTACACAGACATGGCACAAGACATCTTCCGTAGATACTACATTGATGGAAAATTGTATTACCATCTGATCGTTGATAAAGAAGCGCCAACACAAGGAATCAAAGAACTCCGTTATATTGATCCTCGCAAATTACGCAAGATTCGTGAAGTCAAGAAACAAAAAGACGAACGCACTGGTGTTGAAGTTGTAAATACCGTCAATGAATACTACATCTTCAATGATAAGGTTTCTACTGGGGCATCATCCAACTATGGTCCGGTGGGCACCAGAATCACCACAGACTCTATTGTAGCCGTTGTATCGGGTCTTATGGACTCGCGTAGATCAATTGTACTGTCATACCTACACAAAGCAATTAAACCGCTCAATCAGCTTCGTATGATTGAAGATGCGACAGTTATCTATCGTATTTCCCGTGCACCTGAACGTAGAATTTTTTACATTGACGTTGGCAACCTCCCTAAGCTGAAAGCAGAGCAATACCTACGCGATATTATGGTTAAGTACAAGAATAAACTTGTGTACGATGCCAATACTGGTGAAGTTCGTGATGATCGTAAATTCCTTTCTATGATGGAAGACTTTTGGCTACCACGTAGAGAGGGTGGCAAGGGAACAGAAATCACAACACTGCCCGGTGGTCAAAATCTAGGTGAGTTGGAAGACGTTAAATATTTTGAAAAGAAATTGTACAAGTCATTGAATGTGCCGGTATCTAGACTAGACCCAAACAGTTCTGGATTCTCTTTGGGTAGAGTTGGAGAAATTACACGAGACGAATTAAAGTTTGCAAAATTTGTGGGACGTATGCGTTCCAAGTTTTCAGATTTATTCGATCAATGTTTGCGAATTCAATGTGTGCTTAAAGGTATTTGCACTGATGCAGAATGGAATGAGTTTAAAGAACATGTCCACTATAACTTCATCAAAGATAACAACTTCTCAGAATTAAAAGAAGCTGAATTAATGAAGGAACGACTGACTCTATTGGGTGAAGTTGATCCATATACTGGTCGTTATTTCTCCCAAGCTTGGATTCAACGTACTGTTCTTCGTCTTACTGATGATGAAATTACTAAGATGGAATCTGAAATTGAAGAAGAAAAAGAAGCTGGTATGGGATTGCCTGTGCAGGTTATGAATGACGTTGCACAACAACAAATGGTATCTAATATTGGTCAAGGTGATAACGAACATCAGGCTGAATTGGATAGGGAAACCCAATCCCAGGCAGCAGAGCAACAAGCAAAACTGATTAAGAAGCAAGTAAAAAAAGAAGAGAGTGATCCAACACTCGGTATTGTAAAACGAACCCTATTGGGATAACAGGAGAACAAAATGAGTACAAGAGATATCATTGACTATGCAGTAAGCGACAACGCTGTTGAATTCAGAAACGCTATGTATGCTGCTATCCACGATAGAGTTACGGCAGCTATTGAATCTAAGAAGCAAGAGATTGCGCAGAATCTGGTGACACAATCTGAGAGTGTTGAGGCACTTGATGAATTGAGTAAAAAGACTTTGGGTTCGTATACACGGAAAGCATCCAGCGACAGAGCGGATAATGCATGGGTATCAGGTAGGTCACACACTGATAGCCCAGAAGACAAAAGAGAAAGAAAAGACGCTACGCGAAAAGAAGTGTTGCGCCAGACTGGGATTGGTAAAGCTGTTCACCGTCTATCAAAAGAAGAAGTTGAACTACAGACAGAAGAATCTGGTCAATTTCGTCTAGTCTCTAAGCATGGTGAAGGTAAGCATACTGCTAAAGTATACAAAGACCGTGAATGGGGTGAATATCGTGTTAGGCATTACAGAGACGGAAAGCATATAGGTGAAGATTCTGACAGCCACCATGACGACCTGAAAGATGCTCAAGGCTCTGCCGAAGCAAATATCGAATTCATGGATAAGAACCACAAATAATGAAACCTTTCAAAGACTTTCTAATAAAAGAGTCTGTCGTTGAAATAGACGATAGTATTCTTTTACCTGAAGGTTTCGTTTACTCAGAAGAACCTGAACTTGAAGGTATCATCACAGAAGAAAAAGGTGGTGATCCTCCAGCGGTTCTAGTTATGCGTAGAACGGCAATTCGAATGTTCCCAAATGGACAGAAAATTGCGTTATACAAAGTAGACAAATTGAACAAATTCATAACGGTTCCATACGACGATAAAGATAGTATGATTATGACCACTAATAAATAGAATCTATGAGCAATAAATTTACATACCAAGTATTAAGAGATTCACAAACAGACTCCGTGATTAAGATCACTGGATTCTTTGATGGTGCGTCTGGTCAGGAAATTAACGTATCCAGAATATCAGCCAATTCACTTTCTGGCGCATTGGCTACAAACACGTATATGGTGGCGAACACACAAGGTGGAGCGGCGAATACACCGTTGGCATATTACGATCTACAGTTGACTGGATTGAAATATTATGTGAATTTCCCGACAACTAACGTTGGTGGAGTCGAAATATTCTGGAGTGGGGCGGGGTCAACTGCTGCTGCACAATATGCAAATTCAGCAACGATATTCCACTTGAATCTTCAAGGTGAATTTGGGCTGGGTGAGCAAATACCATCTATCTTAAACAATTCCGGGAATGGGGTTGCAGCAAATACAGTTGGAAATGGTGATATTGGTGTGCAGACCACTGGCGGTGGTGCCAACTCAGCATACACATTAATTGTTGCACTGAGAAAGAATAATGCAATGTATCAACGTGGTCAATTTAATGATCCTGCCGCGTTTTCATATCGTCCTTATGGGATGACACCATAATATGGCATACACATATCTTATTGGATGGAGTGAGCATAATAAATGGTACTATGGTGTGAGATATGCCAAAAAAAGCAATCCGACTGATCTTTGGAAAAAATACTTCACATCTTCCAAATACGTAAAAGATTTCAGGGCTGAATTTGGGGAACCTGAGGTGATCCAAGTGAGAAAAAAATTCTCAAGCGACGAATCTGCTCTAATGTGGGAGTATAAAGTTTTACGTAGAATAAATGCAGTTAAGAGCAATATGTGGCTAAATCGCGGAAATGGCGGAAAAGAATTTAAGAATACAAAACCAAATGAAAAATCTTTCATAAAAGGCCAATCAAGTATTGGGGTTCCATTTAAAAAGGGGATGATTCCTTGGAATATTGGGTTAAAAGGTGATCTATGTCCTTATAAATTAACTGAAGATAGGAATAATAGAGTATCAAATTCACTCAAGAGAAAATATATCGTAACACATCCAGATGGACGCACAGAGACTATTCTGGGTATTATTGATTTTTGTAATAGGTCGGGTATATCTGCACCACGTTTATTAAAATACACAAAGAACAAAAAAACATATAAAGGATATTCGATAGAACGGATTGATACTAGGCCGTCTGCGTATACTAACTAAATAACATGGCAAATCTTTACACTTATCAAGTCCTAAGAGACACAACCGAAAAGGCTGTAATTAAACTTACTGCAAATTTCGATGGATCAGGGCAAGAATCAAATACAACAAGAATACAAGCTAACACACTTTTGGGTGCATTGGCTACTAATGGATTTCTTGTTGCTAATACTCAAGGTGGGGCGGCGAATACAACACTGCCATTCTATAATATGACTGTGACGCGAGTTGGCTACAATATTGCATCTCAGCAAAAAGGATATGTTGAGTTATCTTGGACAAGTGCAAATACATCCAACAGTGTGCCTATCATGAATATGGACCTTTGTGGTCAATATTCAGAAGAGCAAGGTATGGTATCAATTCAAAACAATGCAGTCGGTGCAACTGGAGATATTGGTGTGCAGTCATTTGGGCTGACAGCAAATTGTGCATATACATTGTTCATTGAATTAAGAAAAGATAATGCATACTATCAACGTGGGCAATTTAATGATAGTTCTGCGTTCAACTATAAACCATACGGAGTAACTCCATGAAATTAATTAAGGAATTGTTCGAAGAAACAACCAATTATATAACAGAAGGTGCAGACGGTAAGAAGGAACTGTATATCGAAGGTCCAATGCTTGTCTCGGAAAAGAAGAATAAGAACGGGCGTCTATATGAATACAACACGATGAAGAAAGAAGTTCATCGTTACACAGAAGAGTACATCAATAAGAATAGAGCATTCGGTGAACTTGGTCACCCAGAATCACCATCTATCAATCTAGACAGAGTATCACACATGATAGTTAGCCTCAGAGAAGATGGCACTCAGTGGATTGGTAAGGCAAAAATTTTAGGAACACCAATGGGTGAAATTGCGCGAAATCTTATCGAAGGTGGTGCGCAGTTGGGGGTTTCTTCACGAGGCATGGGTTCGTTGAAAACCGTCAATGGAGTTAACGTTGTACAACCCGACTTTTATCTTGCAACAGCAGCGGATATTGTAGCAGACCCATCAGCACCAGGAGCCTTTGTACAAGGTATCATGGAAAACTGTGAGTGGGTTTTTATCGAAGGTATTTGGACCCAACAAAACATTGAAGAATCCAAACAATTAATCACTAGAGCAACGAAAAATGATATAGAAAAGGTAAGCCTTCAAATATTCGAAAATTTCGTGAAAAAACTCTAATTATAAATACTCAATACAAAATCAAGGAGATTTTCAAAAATGAAAAGATTTAATCTATCCGGCGCAGCAACTGCTATCCTAGAAGGTTCAAAAGAAACATTCGATGCCAATATCGCAGCTAAACGCGGCGGTCGTGGTCAGGGTGGTAATAAAGGTGGCGTTGTTGGCGACGATAAACTAAACGCATCTGTTGCATACGGCGAAAAAGAAGCTGGTGTTATCGGTGATTCACCAACAAAAGAAGATGATAAGCTTCCTGATTACCTAAAGGGTACTCCATCTGCCACACCTCCAGGCGCTACGCCACCAGTTGGCTCTGAAAAGCGTGGTGTTGGTTACACAACCCCAAAGAATCAGCCACAAGAAACCCAGGGCCGTGCTGATCTGCGTAAAGCTGCTCAAACCGAACCAACTCATATGGATCAAATCCGCGACCGTGTTGCAGGTAAGCTACCTAACCAAACATTCGCAAAGAATCCCGGCGCTACTTTCCAATCATATGGTGAAGGTGTTGATATGTCGGAAGACGTGCGCGCATTACTAGAAGGCGAAAATTTGTCGGAAGAATTCGCACAAAAAGCAACAACTATTTTTGAAGCTGCTGTCATCTCCAGAATCGAAACTATCGCTGAACAAATTGAACAAGAATTGGTGGAGCAATTTGAAGCTGCTGTGGAACAAGTCAAGGAAGACTTGGCTAATCGTGTAGATGACTATATGAATTATATGGCAGAACAATGGATGGAAGAAAATACGTTGGCAGTTGAAACTGGTCTGCGCTCAGAAATTGCAGAAGAATTTATTGATGGCCTGCGTAACCTGTTCGTTGAACACTATATCGACATCCCAGAAGATAAGGTTGATGTTGTATCTGAAATGGCAGAAAAAGTATCTCAACTAGAAGATCAATTGAATGAACAGATCAATCGTGGCATTGAACTGAAAAAAGAATTGAACGAACAAAAGAAAATTGAAGCTATCTACACAGCGTGTGAAGGCTTAACACAAACTCAAGTAGAAAAATTGAAGTCACTCGCAGAGGGTGTCGAATTTACTACAGAATCTGAGTTTGCGGCGAAGATGTCAACATTGAAGGAATCATACTTCAAGGCTGATGTCAAATTTGCAGACAAGTCTGCATTGGACGATGAAGTCCACATTGAAGAAGAAAAGAAGACCACAAAATCTTCCAACGCTTTGATGGAACAATACGCTACCACGATTTCAAAATCTGTGGTTAGATAAATAAAAAATAAGTTTCAAACTAAGGAGTTATCCACATGTATATGTCAGAAGAATTACAACAAAAATGGGCACCAGTTCTTGAGCATGAAGACCTAGTAGCTATTAAAGACCCATACAAGAAAGCAGTTACTGCACTTGTATTGGAAAATCAACATCAAGCAATGACCAAAGATCGTCAAGCACTGATGGAAACTACTGACGGTGGTCCAACCAACGTTACCGGTGGTGGCATCAGCAACTTTGATCCAATCTTGATTAGCTTGGTTCGTCGTTCACTTCCTAACCTGATTGCATATGACGTTGCTGGTGTTCAGCCAATGACCGGTCCTACAGGCTTGATCTTCGCTATGAGAGCAAGATATGCTGGTCAAGGTGGTTCAGAAGCTTTCTATAACGAAGCAAACACAATGTTCTCTGGTGTTGGTTCATCTGCTAACCCTTACGGTTTCACAGGTACAACTGCAACAGATACAAGCGTAAACACACAAGTTAATGCTTCTGGTTCTTCCAATACCACAACTGGTATTGCAATGCCAACAAGCGTAGCTGAATTCTTGGGTTCTGATGCTAATGCTGCATTCCAACAAATGGCTTTCTCTATCGAAAAAGTTACTGTTACTGCACAAAGCCGTGCATTGAAGGCTGAATATTCTCTGGAATTGGCTCAAGACTTGAAGGCTATCCATGGTCTGGATGCTGAAACAGAATTGTCCAACATTCTGGCTACGGAAATTCTGGCTGAAATTAACCGCGAAGTTATTCGTACCATTTACAACACCGCTAAAATCGGTGCACAGTACGGTACTACTACTGCTGGTTACTTTGACTTGGATACTGACTCCAATGGTCGTTGGTCTGTTGAACGTTTCAAGGGTCTGATTTTCCAGATCGAACGTGATGCTAACGTTATTGCAAAGCAAACCCGTAGAGGTAAGGGTAACGTTCTGATCGTTTCTTCAGACGTTGCTTCCGCTATGGCTATGGCTGGTGTGTTGTCATACACTCCTGCTCTGCAAGCTGACCTGCAAGTTGATGATACTGGTAACACCTTTGCTGGTATGTTGCACGGTCGTATCAAGGTGTATATCGATCCATATTATGGTGGTTACACTTCCAACCAAGAATTGGTGACTGTTGGTTATAAGGGGTCTTCTCCTTATGATGCTGGTCTGTTCTACTGCCCATACGTTCCATTGCAAATGGTTCGTGCCGTGGATCAGTTCACATTCCAACCGAAGATCGGTTTCAAGACGAGATATGGTATGGTTGCAAACCCATTTGCTGAAGGTCTGACCCAAGGTAATGGTCGTTTGGATAGTCAAAGTAATCTTTACTACCGTTTGTTTGCCGTAAAAAATTTAATGTGAGTCAAGTTATTCAAACAAAAACACCAAAAAGAGTGTTGTTTAAAGGGGAAATCGAAAGGTTTCCCCTTTTTTTGTCAATCGGAATTGCATTTAATCATTGACAGAAATCGGTTTAAGTGTTAATATAAATACATTAACAATAGTACACATTATGAAACAAAAAAAGACTGCACATAACGCCAAAGTAATTCCAGACAAGGAAATTCTAATAGACTTATATTTCACTGCACATAAATCAGTTCAAGAGATTGGTATAATTTATGAAACTTCACATACAACAGTACGCAAATGGTTTGTTCTATACGACATCAAACTCCCAAATATGCGAGGAACTGGAAACAAGAAGCGTTCACCACAATTATCTAAAATTGAAATTCAGGATGCAATAATAAAATTTGATAACGACAAACCAAAAATGGCTGCACACTTTGGATTAGGAGTGTGGGCACTGCGAGAACAATTGAAACGAAATGGCATCAACATTGACAAGAGAATTGAAGAATGTAAGAGCAGAACCATTGAGGCACCATCCAAAGAAATCCTAGTTGACCTTTATTTCAATCAAAACAAGAATATGACTGAGGTTGGTAAGATGTTCAATGCATCAAATGTCACAGTAAAAAAGTGGTTTGTTGATTGTGGCATTGAGTTGCCAATACACTCAGATATTATAAAAAAGAAAGCTATTCCAAAGAGTGAGGCAACATGTCTCGAAAAATATGGGAACAAACACTATTATGCATCTGTTGAGGGGAGAGAAAAAGTTACAGCAACCTTTATGGAGAAATATGGCGTCCCATTTCATCCTATTGGGAATTCATCCAAGGCTGAATTAGAAGTGTTGGAATTTTTTAATACACTGCAACCTGGGTATGAAAAAACACACATAAACAAAATTGAACTTGATGGTATGAACAAAGATACCAACATTGCATTTGAATACTGTGGACTATTCTGGCATAAAGAATCTATCAAGGGAAAAGACCTACATGAAAAAAAGTATAAAATATGCAAAAACGATGGAATTCGATTGTTTACGATTTTTGAAGATGAATGGCTTCAACGCAAAGAACAGGTAAAAGGATTCATCCGGGCATCCTTGAATTGTAATGAAAATAAGATTTTTGCGCGTAATACAAAATGTGTAGTGCTTTCCCGTTCTGATACAGATGCGTTCAACTTCATGGAAAAGTATCACATTCAAGGATCGGCAAGCAAAAACACAATATTAGAATTTCACGTACTAATGCACAATGACGAAATTGTATCATTGATGTCCATAGGAAAACACCATAGAAATACAAACGAAATTGTCATTTCCAGATGCTGCACAAAGGAAAATTTGACAATAATAGGCGGCTCTGCAAAACTTTTTTCGTCAATTAAATCAAAACACATAGGAATCACATTGAAAACATGGTCTGATAATAGATGGACAGAAGGATATCTTTATGGGCGTCTAGGATTCACACTTGAAAGAGAACAGGCAAAGGATTATTCTTATGTGTCGAATTCGATTGATGGTAGGCGTTCAAAGCAATCCATGCAAAAGAAAAACATAAATGCAGCACCAGATCAAACTGAATATGATCGAGCAGTTGAACTTGGGTATGATAGGATATGGGATTGTGGCAAGAAAACATGGACAATCAAATTATGATTGCATATAAATACAGGTATCTTAATTAAGGAGTTTTTATGTCCACAGTAGTAATCACAGTTGCATCACAGCAACAACAATTTCCAGCAGGAACTGTATCCGCTGGTATCAAGGTAACTTTGGCTGATGTTGGTAGCGTAGTTCTGACTGCAGCACCATATGTTGCCACCTTCGAAAATGTCCCAGTTGGCACACATCCTATCACCGCAGAGGCAATCGACGCTGCTGGGGTTGTTTTGGGGTCTTCTATCGTTGGTTCTGTGACCATCGAAGCACCGGTAGTACCTACAGCACCGGTTGAAGTGACTATTGACGTTCCAGCTTCATTGTCTGTAACAGTTCAGTAAAAAATGTGGAAATGGGTAATGATGCTTCTGCGGATATTCCAAAAGAAGAATGTGAGAATAGATATACCCATTAGCATCACAACAACTTAAAGCACCTTCGGGTGCTTTTTTTATGACCTAAATACTGACATGAATGCATTAACAAGAACACCATTAAATACAAACAACCTACAGGCATCGAAATACCTTTTGATGTTTGATAGGATTCCCACCATTCAATATTTCTGCCAAACAGCAAATATTCCTGGAGTATCAGTGGGCACGTCAACTGTAAGTGCACCCACATTAGATTTTAAAGTTGCTGGGAATAAGCTGACATATGAGCAATTTGAAATAGAATTTATAGTAGACGAAAGCATACAATCATGGCACGAACTGTACAAATGGTTATTGGCATTCGGCTCACCAAAAAGTCTACACTCAAGAGCCAATGAAACATCACTGCAGACTGGTGCATTATCATACATAGGAAACTATTCTGAGGCAACACTGACCGTAATGTCCGCACTAAATAATCCATTGTATAGAATAAATTACCACAAAATATTCCCAGTATCAGTATCTGGTATCCAATTCGACACTAAAGAATCTGCAGATACAATTATAACGGCAACTGCAACATTTGCATATGAGTATTTTGAAATAACTACAGCGTAAACAAATCATTATATTATGAAAAATCTTGAAGAAATCCTCGATGAATGGGACAAAGACGCCCCATACGACATAACCTCACTCACAGAAGCCGCTTCCACTGTGGACAATTTACACAGAAAATACATTCGGTACCTATGTGAGCATAGGGCAATTGAGTTAAAATGTACATACAAGCTAGAAAGACTGGAAAAGGTGAAACTTGAATATTATTCAGGTAGGATGTCACAGGAAGAATTGAATCAACGCGGATGGGTGCAGTTCCAACTCAGACTCAAATCTGATATTCCTAGGTACATACAATCAGATGATGAAATAATATCAATACGAGAAAAGATCGACTACCATAGAACTGTGATCGGGGCAACTGAAAGTATATTGAAGCAAATTAGCTATAGAAATCAAGGTATCAAAAATACTATTGATTGGGAAAGGTATACCAGTGGTGGATAGTGAAAAAATAATCATTTCTAAAGTAAATGATGTTTATATAAGCATTGACTGTGAACGCAACATAGCAAAAGAATTGCATGAGCACTTTTCGTTCTACGTCCCTGGGTTTCAATTCACGCCTAAATTTAAAAATAAATTATGGGATGGTAAGATAAAACTATTCAGCCTAAAAAATAACTACTTGTATTATGGTCTTCTGCGACACGTTAAAGAATTCGCAGAATCTAGGGAATATGAGATAGTTTTCTCGGATGGAATAGATTATGAGGATGATTTCTCTGTATACCACGCCAAGAAATTCTTTGATAGTCTCAATCTGCAATCGAATGGTGTTGTTATAACGCCAAATGATCACCAACTTGACGCATTTGTGCACTCAATGCAATCGCGTAGATCACTATTACTATCACCAACAGCATCCGGAAAATCTCTAATAATTTATCTTCTCTTTAGACAATTTTTAGATTTCCAAGGACTAAAAGGTTTGATTATTGTACCATCAACAGGATTGGTTGAACAGCTATTCTCAGACTTTGAGGATTATTCAAGTAACAATGATTTTAATGTTGATTCCAATGTACATAGAATATACCAAGGTATGGAGAAGAACAGCACTAAACAACTATACATATCAACATGGCAATCATTATATAGAATGCCTAGTGATTATTTTGAACAGTTTGACTATGTTATAGGGGACGAGGCGCATTTATTTAAAGCGGATTCATTGACAACGATCTTAACGTCTTGTACAAATACAAAATATAGAATAGGATTAACTGGCACATTAAGTGGAATGAAGACTCACCAATTGGTGTTGGAGGGCTTGTTTGGAGTTGTAAAGCAAGTAACAACGACAAAGGATTTGATGGATGCTGGAATAGTATCAGATTTTGAAATAAAGTGCCTGATACTTCGGCATCCAGATGAATCATGTAAGTGCATAAAAGGTAAGGAATATTCTGAGGAAATGGAGTATCTGATACTCAATGAATCACGAAATAAATTTATTAGAAATTTAGCAATCAGCCTCGAAAAGAATACTCTTATATTATTCCAAATGGTTGACAAACATGGTAAAATCCTGTATAATCTTATAAAGGGAGCCGAGAAAATTGGCAACCGAAAAGTGTTCTTTGTTCATGGTAAGATAGACACCGAAGATAGAGAATCTATACGTAGAATTATGGAGACGGAGACCGATGCAATAGTGATCGCGTCTTATGGTACGTTTAGTACCGGAACCAATATTAAGAATCTACATAACGTCATTTTCGCAAGCCCAAGCAAGTCAAAGGTGCGAGTTCTGCAGAGTATTGGTAGAACATTAAGACTGTTCAGTGGTAAGACAAAGGCGACCCTTTTTGACATTGCAGACGACCTACGAGTTGGGGATAAGATGAACCATACATTGAAGCATTTCGTCCAACGGGCTAAAATTTACACAGAAGAAAAGTTCTCATTCAAAACATATAAAATTGGACTTAAGAAATGAACCCAGTAAAAATAATAAGACTGACTGATGGTACTGACATAGTTGCGACAGTATCTACTGAGGGCGAATCACATACACTGTTTTCTCCAATGATGTATGGATTTGATTCTCGTAGTGGGGAAGATAATTTAGTCATGCAGCATTTCTTACCAGTGAGACTTATAGAACGTAATGAAGTGACAATTCCGTCCGATGATGTATTCTTCATGATAGACCCTGACGATGAATTTACTGAATTCTACCTAGGTACAGTGGAGAAGATTGAAGAACTATATGCCCTTCGGGATTCGATTGCATCGAATACGGATACATTGAAGCAAGTAATCATGGATTCATTCGATTCCTTGGATATAGGTGATCTACCCATGCAATAAACCAATACAGTAATTAATACAATATAGTTATAATCAAGCGTCAACACCGGAAGTGTACCACTTGTCAAGTGAAAAGTCAATAGGAAAGTAGGAAAACATGAACAAAAGAGTGAAAAATTACATAAACAATGCCGATTTCTTGGCTGCATTGCTCGATTACAAGGAAAAAAAGAAGGTGAATTCTGACACTCCCATACCAAACTACATAGGGGAATGCTTCATGAAGATCGCAGATGGGTTGTCACACAAACCAAATTTCATCAATTATCCTTGTAAGGAAGACATGATTGGTGATGGAATTGAGAACTGCTTGATGTATTTCCACAACTTCAACCCAGACAAATCAAATAATCCATTTGCATATTTCACACAGATCGTGTATTATGCGTTTCTCCGTAGGATTCAGAAGGAAAAGAAGCAACTCTTTGCTAAGTACAAAGCTACGGAACAGATGGGTATCTTGGATGAATCTGAATTTTTGGACTTAGAAGGTGGCGGGTCTAGACAGTTCGAAATGTATGACAATATTGCGGAGTTCATCGAAACTTACGAAATCGCACAGCAGAAACGTAAGGATGAAAAAAAGTCTAAGGTGAAGCTCAAGGGGATTGAAAACTTTTTTGAAGAGTAAATTATGCGCGTAGCTATTATCACAGATCAGCACTTTGGGGTTCGAGGGGATTCAATCCACTTCCTAGATTACTACGAGAAGTTCTACAAGGATACATTCTTCCCCAAGCTATTGTCAGAGGGGGTGGATACACTTCTGGTATTGGGCGATACGTTTGATCATCGAAAGAGTGTAAATTTCAATAGCCTGGATCGGGCCAAAAGCATGTTCTTTGATGTGTTGCGTAAAAACAACATACTCACATATATATTGGTTGGGAATCACGATACCTACTTCAAAAACACGAATAAAGTAAACTCTCCTACGTTACTGTTGGGGGATGAATATCCAAACATTTTTGTCATTACCGATCCAACCACATTGAATATTGGTGATGTTGAAATTTGTATGATGCCTTGGATTTGTCCTGAAAATCTGGATGAATCTAAATCAGAAATAGAGACTACAACCGCGAAGATTTGTATGGGGCACTTCGAGATTGCTGGTTTTGCGATGCACCGGGGTATGGAATCTGAGGAAGGAATGGACCCGAAATCGTTCAATAAGTTTGAACTGGTATTCTCGGGACATTATCACCACAAGTCCAATAAGGGAAATATACACTATCTGGGCAATCCAGCACAACTCACTTGGTCCGACTACAATGATGACCGTGGGTTCCATATTCTTGATTTAGACACCATCGAATTAGAATTTGTGATTAACCCGAATATCATGTTCTTCAAACTTACATATGATGATACTATCCCCAACATAGCCGGAATTTTGGATAAGTTAAACTATGGGTCATACACCAATAAGTTTGTAAAAGTGATTGTGAATAACAAGACCAACCCGGTATTATACGATCAATTCGTCACTAAGTTATATGAAGCAAATCCGTTGGATGTGAATCTAATTGAAGATGGAGTAGACTTGACGGAGACTCTGGAAGATGATACAATAGACGAAGCGGAAGACACTATAACTATAATCAATAAATTTGTGGATGCTGTTGCCGTTGACGGAATTGATCCATCAAAGATAAAGCACATCTTACGCGAGATATATGTAGAAGCACTCAATACAGAATGTACATAATGGATAGTCACCGTAAAAGTTTACTCAAGGCTATTAGTTGGCGGCTGGTTGGTTCGGCGGATACGTTCATCATCAGTTATGTTCTGACTGGTCAGATGATGATAGCTGGTAGCATTGCCACTGTAGAAGTTATCACAAAAATTTTGCTATATTGGGTGCATGAAAGAGTTTGGAATAAAGTACAATGATTACCTTTAAATCTATCAAGTGGAAGAATTTTCTTAGCACAGGAAACACATTCACGGAAATCCTTCTAGACAAGTCCACCAACACATTGATGCTGGGTGCTAATGGGGCTGGTAAGAGTACAATCTTGGATGCCCTTTGCTTTGGTCTATTCAATAAGCCATTTCGAAAAATAAACAAACCCAGTTTGGTGAACTCCATCAACAATGGTGAGTGTGTTGTTGAAGTAGAATTCGACATAGGTAAGAAGAAATACAAAATTGTTCGTGGTATTAAGCCAAACACGTTTGAAATATACCTTAATGACATTTTACTGAACCAAGACGCAAAATCGAAGGACTATCAGGAATACCTTGAGAAATCTATTCTCAAATTCAATTATAAGTCTTTTACTCAGATCGTCATCTTGGGGTCAGCGTCATTCGTCCCATTCATGCAACTGTCTGCATCTGATCGTCGTTCCATCATCGAAGACCTTCTGGATATTCAGATTTTCACTACAATGAATAACTTAGTGAAAGAAAAAATGACTGTCATTAAGGATGATGTGTCTAAAAACAAGTATGCTATAGAATCTGTCTCTGGAAAAATCGAATTACAAAAAGACAACATACAAGACCACAAGAAGCAGAACAACCATATAATTGAAGCAAAGCAACAAGAAATCGTAGAATCTAACGAGACACTAGATAAGTTGATTGCAGTCAATGTCACATTGAATGAGCAAATCATGTCATTGCAATCGCTTGTCGATGATAAGGTTTCGGTAGATTCGAAGACTAAAAAATTGGTTCAATTGGAAGCCAAGATGGAGTCGAATATCCAGAGAATCCAAGAAGATATTGATTTCTATGAGCAAGGTGACAACTGCCCAACATGTAAACAAGCACTTGACCCTGTATTCAAGGCGGAACAAGTTACAGAACATACCACGAAAAAAACAAAAATCGAAAGTGGTCTTGTTGAAATAGCGGCAGAGTTGCAAAAGTTGACTGAAAGAAATGCTGAAATTTCAAGCGTAAACGCTAAGATAACTGCACTGAATACTAAGGTAACCCAAAACAATTCAACAGTGCGCGTCCTTTGCACGTCAATCGATAAGATTAAACGCCAGATAAAAGAACTATCCAAGGAAAAAGGTAGTGTGTCTGACCAGATGGAAAAGCTCAAGGTGTTTGAAGATGAATTGAGTGCATTACAGGCCGACCAAGCTATTCTTTTGTCTGAAAAACATTACTATGAGTATGCAGCCACACTCCTAAAGGATAATGGCATAAAAACAAGAATCATCAAGCAGTACCTGCCAATTATCAATAAATTTGTTAATAAATACCTGACTGCGATGGGGTTCTTTGTGAACTTCAATCTGAATGAGAATTTCGAAGAAACTATCAAATCGAGACACCGTGATGATTTTTCTTATGCAAATTTTTCTGAGGGGGAGAAGCAGAAAATCGATTTGAGTTTGCTGTTCACATGGCGACAAATTGCAAAAATGAAGAACTCAACAAACACAAATTTGTTGATTTTGGATGAAGTGTTTGATAGTAGCCTTGATGGTAATTCAACCGAATTGCTGATGGGTATATTAAAGGAAATTGGTTCGGACACTAATGTGTTTGTCATTAGTCACAAGACGGATCAGTTATATGATAATTTTAGAAGTGTAATTTCTTTCGAAAAGAAAAATAACTTCTCACAGGTGGTTAAATAATGGAAATTAAACAATCAACGATAAACACTGGCGTGGTGACGTTCAATACAAATGACTCATTAACCCAGCCAACGGTATCTCCAATTCAAGAGATTCCAACTTTCCAGTTAGTACCAGAAACAGACCCTATTTTAGGTGAGGTCTTGCCTTGGTTCGACTTCATCAATCCACCATTTGTCCCTGCAAATTTCGCGTCTTCAATGGTGGAAACATGTAAGAGGGAGCATGGAGTCGGTCTATCGGCAAATCAATGTGGATATAGGGTTCGAATGTTTGTCATGGGATTTGGTGATAACTATGTTGCCATGTTCAACCCAATTAAAATTGCCGAATCCGCTGAAAGCATTCATATGGTAGAGGGGTGCTTGTCATTCCCACTATTGGGCATCCGTATAACCAGACCGAAGACTGTAACAATCAGTTATCAGGATTATACTGGAGAATCTAGACAGGTCACCCTAGAAGGCATTTCCGCACGGTGTGCATTGCATGAATTGGATCATTTGGATGGCATTACATTCGTTCAAGTGGCTAAACCATTGGCACTCAAGTCTGCAATTGGGAAGAGAACTAAAATCCTACACAAAATGATGCGCCAGTATCGAACCAACACACTACCAAACATGCCTGTCAATTAGTAGTTGACTTTCTGTTGGAAGTGTGTTATACTTATCTCTTGAACTTATTATTAGGAATAAAATGAATAAACATTTAACCACAAAGCAAAAAATGATCATTGCTTTGTCTAAGACTTATGGTGCTAATACATTTACTGTGAAACAAGCACAAGCGCGATTTGGTATCAAATGTGTAACCGCTCGTATTCGTGAATTGCGGGCACAGGGCTATCCGATTCAATCAACCACAAAAGTCATGCATGATGGCCGTAAGGCTACTGTGTATAAGATGGGGTGATACTATAATTCACGTATAGTAAAGGGGCATTAAGCCCCTTTTTTTTATTTTACAATATACTCCCATTTCGAGTGCCCACACCCATATAGCTTCTTAAATTTATGTTTAAACATATTTTTATCTTCTGTGTCATCTGGATTGAAACTAGCACCTAGAAGTGATTTCAACTTATGCTTTTGGGTCTTGTATCTTGATATTATGTTGTTCCTATTGTCAATCCAAACATAGTCAATGGTTCCATCAGATACTTTCTTAAATCCAATCTTAGAATACACACTCCCTTCGAATAATCTATTGTCGCAGTAAGTCAGTAAATTTGATGTATCAGAATTTCTAATGTGAAATCTCAGAAGTTTCTCAGCACCCCCAATGATGTGATTATTTGGCATTGTGCAGAATCTGATAAGTTCTTGTTTATTCTTCTCAAACCTAGATGTCCCGAAAGACATCACAGAATATAATAAACCATTCAAGAAAAGACCATACTTAAACTTAGCATTAGCCGTTCCTTGTATGTGGTGATTGTCTAGGAAGTCAGCATACTCTTTATTACTAATGATTTGCACTTGCATTTTTCTTGCATAATGTATATTCTCAGTTTTATGTAAGCTTCTTCTGATTATATCTTTACAGATATCTTTTTTGTTTAGCCATTCTGTGTCTAAAATTTGAATGAGCCTGACCCCTTTTTCATTACATAGCTTTGTCTTTTTTGTGTGTTTATTCTTATCTTCAATTGTATATCCTTCATTGAGTGAATGCCAGTACACCCCATTCAATTCAATGCCTACTTTATGTGAATCTATCATGATGTCAATTTCTTTTGGTGCTATTGTTTTTTTATCGCAAAATGTAGCATCAACACCAAGGGAGACCACAAACTCATATATTTCTGTTTGCATTTTAAGTGGATGTGTATGAAATATTTTCTGATCAATTCCCAATCTCTCTAATGCAAGATATACGGTTCTATACGAAACTTCAAGCTCTTCTGCAATTTGTGTGACGCCTTTTGTTGAGTTCTGTCTTATTAGCCAGTCCGCATCCCATATTTCTGGATTCGTTTCCATTCGTGCTTGCCTAGAGCAGTCTATCATTTTCTTGGTCTGTGTTGTATATGGAACACCATACCGCTCCATGTTCGTATCTTTTGCTTGTTCACGATTGCAGTAATTTTCATCACCATACCGTTCTAGCTTAGTCTTCCTTGACTTCTCTTTGAAGTCCTTAGTGGAGTAGTAGTTCTCGCTTCCATATCTCTCTAAATTAGTAATCTTTAACTTTCCCATCATCACTGGGATAGCTTCTTTAACTGCTTTAGACACCTTTGCATTACGCTCTGGTGATTTGGTGACACAACTTACGGAACAATAATCTCTATATCCTTCGCTGTAGTTCATAAAGTTATTTTTATTTTTGTTACATACTTGACATGTTGGTCTGTCTGTGGTATCATGCACGATACTATAAAGTCGTTCTGCGAATGATGGTGTATAAATATCAAGATGTGAAGTTTCGCTAATTATCTTATCATGTATATCTCTTGTGCTTCTATTATCCCACCACGTTTGAATACATGCACGATTGTTCAATTTTCCAGATTTTGTTAGAGCATTGTCCAATATAAAAGATTTCAGTGTTTCTTTGGTCATGTGTGTTTGTCTATATTTTTTAATGTTAATGAGAGGATTATATCATGGAAATCAGTATTAAAACAGAAGAGTTGAAAAAATATTCCATATTTGTGGCAACTCCAATGTATGGTGGTGCGGCAATGGGACTGTATATGAAGGCATGTCTCGATCTTCAAGGATTGTGTATGCAATATGGAATTCAATTGAAATTCTCATTCCTTTTCAATGAATCTCTAATCCCCCGCGCTCGTAATTATTTAGTGGATGAATTCCTAAATCGGTCTGAATGTACACACTTTTTGTTTATTGATGCTGATGTATGTTTTAATCCAAATGACGTAATTGCTATGCTGGCATTGGATAAAGATGTTATTGGTGGGCCATATCCAAAGAAAGCTATTAAATGGACATCTGTCAAGAAGGCTATAGTCAAGAATCCTAACATTGCAACACATGAATTGGAAAATGTTGTCGGTGATTTTGTTTTCAATCCGGTAAAGGGGACTGCGCAATTTTCTGTGACTGAACCAATTGAAGTTATGGAAATCGGCACCGGATTTATGCTGGTTAAGCGTGATGTGTTCACAAAACTAAAGGAAACATTCCCGCAATTGGAATATAGACCAGATCATGTCGGACAGGCCAATTTTGACGGAAGTCGGATGATTCATGCATATTTCGACACTATAATTGACACACCAGATAGTATTACTGGTGGTGGAAGTATGAGATTTTTGTCAGAGGATTACTTTTTTTGTCAACTCTGGCGCAAGATGAATGGTAAAATCTTCCTTTGCCCATGGATGAAGACTACTCACATTGGCACGTATCACTTCCAAGGAAATCTTCCAGCCATAGCCAACTTTGTGGGAGAAATGTGAGATATGCAGAAACAACCAATTGAAAAATTAACCATAGAACAATCACAATCATCCACAGTTGGTGGTCGTAAATTTGATGGTGGAAAATTGCAATATGGTCTTATTCCACCATTAGCACTAAAAGCAACAGTCGATGTATTGACATTTGGTGCAGTGAAATATGAGCCAGGAAACTGGCGAAGAGTGCCAGATGCACAGAGACGTTATTTTGATGCTCTACAAAGGCATCTATGGGCATGGAAGGAAGGCGAATCAATAGACCAAGAGAGTGGTAAGAATCACCTTGCACATGCACTATGCTGCCTAATGTTCTTAGCGGAAAAAGAGCTATCAACAGAAGATCAGTGGACGTCAAAATTAAATGAGAGTTGACATTGTGTGATTTTCGTGCTATAATACTTATAGTTTTTATAATGGAGTAATGAATGATTTTATCTAATGAAACCCTCTTGGTATTGAGGAATTTTGCAACAATCAACCCAGGATTGGAATTTAAACAGGGGTCCAAAATTTCCACAATATCCCCAGGAAAATCAGTATTGGCACAGGCTGTACTTAAGGATGAATTCCCCCAAGAATTTTGTGTATACGACCTAAACCAATTCTTGTCTGTACACTCACTATTCAAGGAAGCCGTCAATCTTAGTTTCGATTCATCTAGTGTCACCTTTAAGGGTGATCGCAGTCGAATCACATTCCGAACTGCAGAGAAGCGTACTATTGTGACGCCACCAGAGAAGACAATTAAATTTGATAAGGTTGATTGTTCGTTTAATATGACATCGCAGATGTATGATGAATTGATGAAGACCGCAAAGGTGCTGTCATCGCCAAATATTGGCATTACATCGGACGGGGAGACCATAGAACTTGTTGCATTTGATGCAAAGAATGACGGTAAGCATTCCAACTCTATTGTGGTTGGTGAGGGCAATGGTAAGGTATATAAGATCGTTTTCAGCACAGAAAACATCAAGATGTTGCAGGGTAGCTATGATGTTGAAATTACATTCCAAGGTCTGGCGCATTTTAAAAACACTAAAGATGATATTCAATATTGGGTAGCATTTAACTCTAATGAAAGCAAGGTATAATATGTTAATTTCTGTTGTAGATGCGGTACTAGGTACTGAAATTTTCATTAACCCGACCCAAGTGGCTGTGGTATTTGAAGGTAAAAATCCGGAGGGGGTGCAGATGACTATGATCAATTTGTTAAATGGAAGCGTTGGCACCACAGAATCATTGGATAGTGTCGTAACAAAATTGCAAAATGAATTGAATAGGATTTAAACATGGTCAACACAGTACAAACTCTATATGGCACATTTGATGAAAAACAACTTAAATCACTAAAGGGGTACGTAGATGAAATGGTCGTTGCTATGTCTCGCGCAAAGTCAACTAGTGAGTCCATTAGTGATATCATTGGGCTGGCTCATGATGAATTGAAGATTCCTAAGAAAATCATCCGCCGCATAGCTAAGGTGCAGTTCAATCAGAGTCTGCAAGAAGAGGTTGCGGAGTTCAATGAATTTGAAGCATTGGTCGAGTCTATTGCTAAAATTTGATTGACGGTCTAGTGATAATGTGTTACAATTAAAGGCGCGTCTTTATTTTAAGGTGCGCCTTTAATATTTTGGAGAAACTATGAGTGATGTGCATATGCTGTGGGTTGAGAAATATCGGCCACAAACTATTAATGAGTGTATTCTTCCGGATGCACTTAAGACTACATTTCAAGAATTTGTAGATAAGAAAGAAATTCCAAACTTACTATTGTCGGGAACTGCTGGAGTTGGCAAGACTACTGTGGCTAAAGCGTTGTGTCAGGAAGTTGGCTATGATTTTATCTTTATCAATGGGTCGAATGAGCGAGGCATTGATACACTACGAGACACTATTATTAGTTATGCGTCTGCAGTCTCTCTAACAGGCTCTCGCAAGGCCATTATCATCGATGAAGCGGATAACCTAACACCTGACGCTCAAAAGGCTCTACGCGGCGTTATTGAAGATTTTGCCGCCAATTGCTCATTCATATTTACATGCAATTTTAAGAATCGCATTATGGATGCCATCCACTCTCGGTGCACTTGTATTGATTTCAGGTTGAATGGATCGAAAGCGAAGGTTGCCAACGCATTCATGAAGCGTATTCAATTCATTCTGGATAGTGAAGGTGTTACATATGACAAGAGTGTTGTTGCAGCAATTATCACCAAGCACTTCCCCGACAATCGTAGGGTGATCAATGAATTGCAGCGGTATTCATCTTCTGGAACAATCGATAAGGGTATTCTTGCTAATGTAGCAGATATCAATTTGGATGAATTGATTGTTGCATTGAAGGGTAAGAATTTCGCCAATGCCCGTAAGTGGGTGGCTAATAATCTCGACAATGACCCAGCTAAGATTTATCGTAAATTGTATGACACATTATATGACCATCTTGAGCCAAATTCTGTGCCACAACTTGTCCTGCATTTAGCCAAGTATCAGTATCAAGGCGCTTTTGTTGCAGACAATGAAATTAACATGATCGCATGTCTCACTGAGATTATGGTAGATTGTGTTTTTAAATGAATAATTTGTGTGAATTCTTGAATTTACCCGACACTGGTGATTATAAGATATGCTCCAAGTGTAAAGTGTCCAAGCATTTAAGTTGCTACACTACTGCAAGTGGTGGTAACTATCTGAGAAGTGAATGTAATGAATGTGCAAACGAATTGAAACGACATAGAAATGATTTGAGGAAAATATACCCAGACCCAGGAACGGAGTATCGATGTCCAATATGTGATGTTGATTATGCTGGCGCATTGGGGTCTGGTGGAAAGTCGCATAGCAGTCCATGGGTATTAGACCACAACCATGAAACAGGTGAGTATCGAGGTTATCTATGTCATCCATGCAATAGATTCTTTGACCTACTTTTACAGGATAATCGTTTAGATAGAATCCCAAACTACATTGAAAGTTTTACTAAAAATGACAATTAACGTATTTAAAGATATTCTACCGTCAATCCTACAGACAAAGGAATACATTCTCATAGAACCGGAGGATATTGCAGAGTATAACCCATTCATCGTTAATCGGGCACTATCGTTACACCAGGACTGTGTATTATATGTCAACGAGTTGAATTTATACCCAACTATAGACGCTGATATGCAGTATGATTTCTACCTAAATACGTTGAGACCTATGAAACGTGGCTTTCAAAAATGGCTAAAGTCTGAGGTTTTACCAGATTTGGAATGTGTGAAGAAGTATTTTGGCTACTCTAACCAGAAGGCCAAAGAAGCTCTGCGCGTTCTTTCAGATGAACAAATCGCTGAAATAAAAGCAAAAATAAATACAGGCGGAATGAATGATGATGGAGACACAAAAACTAGTTGAGGTTACGATAGATCAACCTGATGATTTTTTAAAAATTAAAGAAACTCTCACTCGAATAGGAGTGGCGTCCAAGAAAGATATGATATTGTATCAATCATGCCATATTCTACATAAGCGCGGTAAGTATTTCATAGTGCACTTTAAAGAGTTGTTTGAATTAGATGGGAAGCCATCTGACCTTAGTGATAATGATCTATCAAGAAGAAATGCAATTTCAATACTTCTCGAAGATTGGGGACTGTTGAATATCGTAAACCCTGATTGTGTGCAAACTCCACCCCCAATCTACATTTCACAGATTAAGATATTGTCACACAGAGAAAAAGCTGATTGGCAGTTGGTACCAAAATATAACATCGGTGCTAAGAAGAATACCCACCTTGGGACCGTTTGATGCTACGTTAAAAGGCGTCCGTCTTCTGCAACGTTAATGTGGCGTGTCATTACACCGACAACACGATAGTTTGCCCTTGTATAAGGTAAGCAAGAATACACTCACACACTTAAAAGGAAATAAAATGAAATCAGCACAAGTAAGCGCACCAGAAGTAACATTCAACAAAAATGGTTACGAAATCCGTACAGAAATTTTAGACATGGCAAGGTCACTCAATATTGATGACTACCATGCTAAGTTTCAAGGATGGGAAATGTCTAGTGTTAGGGATGAAAAGACTGGTCAAGTTGTAACGACTGTCGGTATGCCACCTTTCCCTGGATTGGATAAAATCTTGGAGACCGCAGAGCAGATGTATTCATTCGTGAATAAAAAGTAAAAAAATGGTGGGGTGCAATGCCCCACCTATTGACATGACTCCGAAAAGTCAGTATAATTCAAATCATGATGAAAAACGAACCAAAGCTTATCAAATATCAGAATCTGGCACAGCCCGATGTGGTGTTCTATGCCTTTAGTAATTGGCACACTAAAGAGATAGATGGTGTAACCTTTCTTTCGGTGGTAAAGAATCCACCATCACACAATACGCAAATTACACATTGGATACGAAAAGATTCATTGAAGAGGGTATAAATATATATTTCTGGCGTTCGTTCAACGGATAGGACAACTGCCTTCTAAGCAGTGAATAGGGGTTCGATTCCCTTACGCCGGACCAATACATGCCACTCTAGCTCAATGGGAGAGCAGGGAACTCATAATTCCTTGGCACTTGGATCGAAACCAAGGAGTGGCACCATCTTACAGGTATCATATGAAATCGTTTAAAGAATATTCAGAAGCTAAAAAGAAAGTTCCATTTTTGTCTTGGGATTCCGGATTTTCGGAAGTACGTGAAAAGAAAGTAACTGAAAATTGGCATGGTTTGCCACAAAAACAGGACTCCACCGGAAATAACAAATTTGGACAGAACTACGATGCCGGTTTTCATGATCACCCAGATGTAAAGCCTAGGAATGTATCGGATGATCATGCTAGGGCAATACTAAGGTATACGACAACATCCAGTAATGGAGAAAGAGGTCATGCGTCATCTGGAAATATGAATGCGTATCTTAGGAATAAAGCGGGGGACAAAACCCAACGAATACTGCATGACCATGATCCAAAAAAAGTACACGATTCTATAAAAACATTATCTTCTGCATTCACTAAAGAAAATACAAATAAGAAAGCTATTCATACATATGGTGGTGTTCCTGCACATATTGGCGAGAAGTTGGAGAAAAGTGAGAAGGGTTCTGAGCATCATTTAGCGGGATTTACTAGTACAAGTTCTGCGCAACGGACGGCCAAACACTTTGCACATACATATAATGGATTTGATCCGAAAAAAGTAAAGCATGTTATACACTATCATGTTAAGCCTGGAGCAGGTCTATCCGCAGTGCACCACACAGACTATAATGAAAATGAAGTGATTTTACATCATGGGGCAAAATTGAAATATTCCCACACTACGGTGCATAAAGGAACTGAGGGTGAAGGTGACACTCATGTGCATCATGTGGTGGTTGGGTCTAAACATAAAAAGATTGAAGATTATGGAGATTATGAAGCCTGAATTGATTGAAGCGTACAAGACAACAACGGAAGCTTTTGCTAAATTATCAAGAGCTAGACGTCTGCAAGTTGGTGCTATTGTGGTGAAGGATGGTCGTATCATTTCCATAGGATATAATGGAACACCCGCAGGCTGGGATAATAATTGTGAAGATGTCCAAGAGGATGGGTCGTTGAAGACAAAGCCGGAGGTAGTTCATGCTGAAATGAATGCAATTGGTAAATTGGCTAAATCTAATGAATCCGGTGATGGTTCTACAATGTTTATCACACACGCGCCATGTGTCGAATGTGCTAAGTTGATTGCAGTGAGTGGAATTAAAAAAGTGTATTTCGGCGCTGCATATAGATCAGATGATGGTGTTGTATTTTTACAACGATGTGGCGTGGAGGTTGACATGATCCCTAAATAGAGTTATAATTCAAACTTAGGGGATTGGGATGAATGTTAAGATTTATGGTTGTCCTGAAAAAGCATTCAAACCCTATGTAGAAAGATCGGTGCAGTTTTTCGCAGATTTGTTAATATCTAAGAAGATGCAGGAGAATGTAGGAATAAAAATACGTTTCGTCAAGAAATTGGACGTTTATGGATATGCAGAAGTGGATGGTCATAATGCTAGCAGGAAGCCCAGAAAGTTTATTATAACTGTGCATTCTGGTTTGGGAGCAAGACCGACGATAGAGACAATTGCACATGAAATGGTCCATGTCAGACAATTTGTGTATGGTCATATAAATGAGACCTTAGACAAATGGTATGACCTAAAAGAAGATTTCAATGAGGTGGATTACTGGTTCAAACCATGGGAAATTGAAGCACATGGGCTAGAGGCTGGATTGATGACAAAGTTTGCAATCAGTGAAAATTTGTGGGAAATCTTTGGAGATTTTGTAAATCCAGCAGAAAAGATAAAAAAAGTTGAAATAAATTGGTTAAAGCCACCATTTTGATAAATAAGTTGTATATATAGTAGTAGAGTTTAATTTTTAACAGAAAAAAGAGTATAATGTCCTTTAGTAAATCGTTTCCATCATTGCGCGAGTATCACACACCGTTAAACGGCAGTGATAATCAGCCATGGGCGATTGGGGTTAAGGGGTTTGATGAAGGTGGTGGTTACTGTTAAGACAGCACCAAAGCAAGATTCTCAAACCCCAGAAAGCGAAAGTTCTCTGGGGTTTTTTCTTAGTGTAAATTTTTAAAAAACGTGTTGCAAACTTTGAAAATTGTGGTATAATACGTTTATCGATTCAGAAATCATCGAATTTCGAATCAAAAGTTCTTTAACAATTGAGTGTAGTTTTCTGATCCCTTGATGTAGCATACATATGCCACTTGTCGGGATGACATCGTGTGTCAAGGGATCATAGTTAAACACATCCATAACGCAACTCGGTACATGGATACCTGATCATGTGGCGCTGAAAACATGTGGGTGGCAAAGCCATGCTCGGTGTGTTTAACTATGATGTTCGGGATTTGTGTAGTGGTAGCACACCAGACTTTGACTCTGATAGTATAAGTTCGATTCTTATATCCCGTACCAGAAAAATGGATCATAGATGCTCTGGGAGCTAACTGGCCTTGAAAACCGGTCCACTGTTGATAGCGGTGACAGTTCGATTCTGTTGTGATCCTCCCTTGAGTCGAAGTCAAGACTCGAACTATTGTAAATATAGTATAGGAGATTAATATGTACTATACAATTTATAAAATAGTAAATCAAATCGATGGCAAGGTCTACATAGGTAGCCATAAGACCAAAGATTTGAATGACAAATATATGGGGTCGGGTAAATATCTGAAACGCGCCCAAGAGAAGTGTGGAATTGTTAATTTCACCAAAGAGATACTTTTCACATATGATAATGCACAGGAAATGTATGCAAAAGAAGCAGAGTTGGTGAATGAAGATTTCTTATCAACTGAAAACACATACAATTTGAAGGTTGGTGGTTCTGGTGGTTGGGATTTTATCAATAATGATAAAGATCATTATACCCACTCGTCGGAACATTCATATTACATGAAAAGACATTATAAAGAAAAAATGAAAGACACTTCATACAGAAATAAAGTATGTGAAAATATTTCAAAAGGTTTAAAAAATAAAGCAAACAATGATCCTGTATACCTAGAGAAAAAAAGAAAACATATTAAAAATATGAGTTTCGCAGGCAAACATCATAAACAGGAGAGTAAAATAAAAATGTCACTTTCTATGCAGGGTAAACAATCAGGTGAAAAAAATTCACAATATGGTTCCTTGTGGATAACTAATGGAACCGAAAATAAAAAGATAAGTAAAAATGATGTTATACCAAATGGTTGGTATAGAGGAAGAAAAATAAAGGTGCAGTCCCATAATGGTATTGGAGTTGATTGCTAATCAATCGGTTGTAGTAATACGGCTTCGGGGTTCAAGTCCCCGCTGCACCACCAATCAAACCCGGACCGGGAAACCGGTTAATGGGAGTACGTGAGTTACTAAGGTGTCCTAGGCACTGAATGTGGCGGAATTCTCACAAAGCTATATGAGTCGTCCTGAGATATAGCACCTATAAATGGAATATGCGGTCATGTTGGTACTGACGCCTGTTTGGAAAACAGGAGACTGCCTTGTGTGGTCGGGGTTCAATTCCTCCATATTCCTCCAAGTTTTATGCCCTTATGGACAAATTGGTAAAGTCGCTTCTCTCAAAAGGAAGAATTCTCTCGGCTCGAATCCGAGTAAGGGCACCAGTTTTATGTGCAAGTACCAGAGCGGTCTAATGGCAATGTCTGCAAAACATTTGATTCGTGAGTTCAAATCTCACCTTGCACTCCAGTTATTTTTGTGTTATAATTAGATTTTAAATACTGCTGTCGTCTAGTGGCTAGGACATCTGGTTTTCATCCAGAGAAAGACGGATCGAAACCGTTCAGCAGTACCAATATGGGGGTATAACTTAGTGGTAAAGTAGTAGGCTTTTAACCTATTAACCAGAGTTCAATTCTCTGTGCCCCTACCAAGAGCAGCGACCATGATTCACAATGGTCAGTATGAGCGAGTGAGGTATCTAGATAATCCTCACAGCAAGCAATAGTACGACAAACTATGTGATTAAGGTTTTATGGTGTCCTTTAAAAAACCGTACAGATTTATGGTGCTGTCATATAATGGATATTATCGCGGATTGTCTATCCGTAGATGGGAGTTCGATTCTCCCCAGCATCGCCAAAGTTTTATTCCGTGAAATTCAAGCAAGGTGCAAGGACTTGACTGTTAATCAATGACTAGGTGGGTTCGATTCCCTCACACGGAGCCAGTTTGTTATTTTATTCTCCTATAGCTCAGTTGGTAGAGCATTTGACTGTTAATCAAAATGTCCCTCGTTCGAGCCGAGGTAGGGGAGCCAGTTTTATTCTTGTGTAATGTAATAGTAGCATAGGGCCGTATACACCCAGTGAAAGTGCAACTCTTTCTGCAAGAGCCAGTTTTAGGATTCATTCAGCAAAATCAAAAAATTCAACTTATATTTGAAAAAAAGCGAATCCTGTTGTATTTTATCTCCGTGTGGCGTAATGGTAGCGTCCGTGATTTGGGGTCATGGGGCGAAGGTTCGATTCCTTCTACGGAGACCAGTTAGTTTAATGGACGTTTGACCGAGAGGCCGAAGGTAGCGGATTGTAAACCCGCTCGTAACTGCACGTTGGTTCGAATCCAACAGCGTCCACCATGAAAGCGCAGTTTGTAGGATTCTGCCACTGAGTAGTAAAACTCGATAAATAATACCTACACATATTTGGGCTGTTAGTATAACTGGGAATACAGTGGCGTTGCAAGCCTCAGTCGGGAGTTCGATCCTCCCACGGTCCACCATTATTGTTTATAAATATAAGACTTACATTTATAGGATTTTTCGTATGCTGACATTCAAATCATTCATCAGAGAATCTGTTCAATAAGAACATGAATTCAATGATAGTTCTGCACCGATGCAGGCTGGAATGCCTAAAACTCTCCATGATTTTTTGTGGCATCTATCTGCACCAAATCCAGATGGTCGCGGTGTTGTAAGTGGGTTGCAGTTGAAGGGTGTTACAAATGAAAGTGCGGGCAATTTCGCCAATCATGTGGATGAACATGGTACAATCTGGATTCATGATCACAAACATGGTCAAGGTCCGCATAAGACAATACCGATTCACGCTGCAAAATAAGATAGATGGTTCTATGACGTAGATGGATGCGTATCGGTTTCATAAGCCGAAGAGAGTGGATCGATACCACTTAGAACCACCATAGTTAATCCGCCCGTAGCACAACTGGAGAATGTACCGTCCTACGAAGTCGAGTGGTGGGAGTTCGAATCTCTCCGGGTGGACCAATTTAGGAGTATAATATGTCAGATGGTGGTAAAGGTTCCACGCCCAGACCATTTTCAGTTTCCAACGCCGAGTATGCTGCCCGATGGGATACGATATTCGGAAAGGAAGTAGAAAATGCTGAAGTTAAGAAAGAAATAGACGATCTGTTGTATGGAGTCAACAAAGACCTAAAAAGGATCATTGACCTCAATAAACAGTGATATAATGCCATATGTGTTTTAGCGCACCAAACTTTACAAAATAAGTGACGAGTTGGGTTCGGTAGCACACAGAGTTTTGAGTCATTTTTGCGTTTTTTGTCCTACATAATAATGTGAGATATGGAAATATTTCATAGATATCGGCATCTAGATACCGAGTGTAATTTCCATATAAAAAACAAAAAGGAAATATTATGGCAGACGTATTAACACAATCAGACTTATTTAATTTATTTCGTGATAACGCAGATATTCGGCTGGAAGATGCTGAACATTCCTCAGATATCCGTAGGGAAACTGCGGCAGGCGTGGCAGACATTCGTAGGGAAACTGCGGAACACACAGCAGATATTCGTAGAGAAGATTCTGAAGGTGTATCGAGGATTCTTCTAGAACAAGCCAAGGGTCTTGACAATATCAATTCTGATGTTAAGGCTACTGGTTGGAGTGTTGCAGATAGAGTTGGGGCAGAGTCAGCTAAGATTATTAATCAACAAACGCAATTCTATATTGCTGCTGCTGCTGAAAGTGCAAGAAATGCATTGGAAGCTGCGAAGGTTTCGTATAACATTCTTGAGGGTCAAGCTCTTATTAATAGGACGACAACCCATGAAGCAATGGAAACCCGTAAGCTGATCAATGACCTTCAGGTACAAGACCTAAATCGTATGTTGATTGAAAAGAATTCAGTCTTGATGGAGGAACGTGTAGAAGGTCGTTCACTATTAAGGGCCATTGAATCTAATCAATTCGCTACTTTACAAGGTAACATTAATTCACTACATGCACAGATTCATGCTGGCACTGCTGTGGCTTAATTTGATAGTTGGAATCTGGTTGATCACAAGTTGACCAGATTTTTTTAAGATTTAGAATACATTCAGCAAAAATTATTATAGGTTCGATTCCTAAATTATGCTTTTAGCATGACGCCAATGGTGGCAAATATTGTATTCTGTTGTTTACACCCGGATAATTAAATGGTATAATAATCGGCTGACCTAAATAAGTATTTTAAAGATTTATATGCCATTGTATTGTTGCTGTATTGAATGTAGAAGTGTTGTGGCAACTAGCCAGATATCCAGACACTATAAGAGTAAATTATGTCTAAGTGGAGGTAAATACGTACCAATGACGTGCTGCCCCCATTGTAATCTCCGAAAAGAGGATATAAATTCAGATTTTGCGAATCATGTGAAATTTTGCGCGGCAAATGAGTCGGTGCCAAATTATAAAAATGGAAAAGGTTCAAAATATTTTACAGGTAGATTAGCATGGAATAAAGGCAAAACTAAAGAAAATGATGTAAGAGTTGCTAAATCTGCAAATACGCTGATGGTAGGCATAAAGCCGAATCATGGTCAATGTAGTGATCCCATTGAAGAGACGGAAAGACGATTGAAACTTTCAAAAATTGCAAAACTTAATGGGTTTGGTGGATATAGACAAAATGCAGGTATAAGTAAAAAGTTTAGAGTTTTAGATTCATATGGAAAAGAGGTTGTGTTACAGAGTAGCTATGAACTTAAATGTTCAGAGATATTGAATTCATCCAACATAAAGTGGATTAGACCAACCGCATTGAAATACGATAACAAAAATTATTTTGCCGATTTCTATCTTCCTGAATATGACGTGTGGCTAGACCCGAAGAATGCATATAAAGCCACTCTAGACAGTGATAAAATCAAAAAAGTAATAGCACAAAATAATATAAGATTGTATGTTTTATTAGAACATCAATTAACAAAAGAATATATTGCCGGGATAATATAGTGATCTGTATAATCGCCTGATAAGCGATCAGTGATGGTTTGATTCCATCTCTCGGTACCAAAAAATATAAGTCGCAGGTGTAAATGGCTGCATCTTAGTCTCCAAAACTAAAGGACACGGATCGTTACCGTGGCGACTTGCCAGTTTTTTATAAGGAGTGAAGTGATATGTCAGATTTTAATATCGATGAAGTAAAGGCATTTATTGTTGCCCAAAGTGAATCTACCAAAGTATATCTTGGTGCAGATTCAGAAAGACTACGCATTGATGGTGTCTGGTATGTTGACTACTCGTTGGCTGTAATTGTCCACATTGATGGGTGCCATGGTTGTAAGATTTTTGGATATGTTCAACGTGAATTGGATTATGATCATAAGAAATCTAAACCATCTATGCGTCTGATGTCGGAGGTATATAAAGTTTCTGAGTTATTCCAGAATATGCAGGATGTTCTGGAGGATAGACACGTTGAAATCCATATTGACATAAATCCAGATGAACGACATGGCTCGTCTTGTGTGGTGCAACAAGCTATTGGATATATTAAGGGGACGTGTAACATGAAACCAATGGTGAAACCTAATGCTCCCGCAGCAAGCTTCGCAAGTGATAGGTTAAAAAGAATCTTACATGAGCAGGACACTATTGAGAAAGTGACAACTTGAACCGCCTCCTATTGTGCAGATGTATAAATACTGTATAATAGGAGGTTGTATATGAACTACGTAAAGATATATAACGATTTAATAAACACTGCAGCCGGGAACGAATATGATGAGTACACTGAAAAACATCATATAATTCCAAAATGTCTGGGAGGTTCTAATAAGAAAGAGAATTTAATTGTCCTTTCATATAGAGAGCATTTCATATGCCATTGGTTATTGTGTAAGATATATCCGGATAAAAAAATATGGAATTGAGAATTTTGTAAAAGAGATTTTATTTGTTTATGATACACCTGAACCTATGTTTTTAAAAGAAGCAGAATTAGTAAATATAAATTTTCTAGCATGTGAAAATGTCTATAATATTAAGATTGGTGGTTTCGGTGGGTTTGACTTTATAAACAAGTCAAGAACTACTGAAAGCAGGATAAAATCTGGAAAAATGGGCAGATTAAAGGGTGGTAAATCTTTTAGTAAAGATTATAATCCAAATATCGGATCAATCTATATTACAAATTCAATTTCTGATAAAAGAATAAAATCTGGAGAACCAATACCGGATGGTTGGACTAGAGGTCGAACTAAAGGAGGTTGGAAAGCCAAAAAAATTTTGGAGAATAGTTAAATATTTTCCTCTAAGTTTTGTTATGATGTAGATACTATGAAATCGACTGTAGGCATATGGTCAGAAAGGTCATTCGAGGCACTTTCGGAGCGTCACCAAGTAATAGTTATAACTACTTACCACTAACCCAGTGCACTTAATTATATGGGTAAAATGGTTCCGAATGAGTGTGGCGGAACGATCATGACAAATTTATAATGGGAGTAAGAATTGGTATTCAGAGAGGTCTTATAAGCCTTTTAGCGCCAGATTAGCGTTCTTGAGAAGGTTCGATTCCTTCTACTCCTACCAAATATCGCCCTGACATATGGCGTACAATGAGATAAGTAGTATGTTACCTTGCCTTTGTAGTATAGTGATATTACTCACCCTTGGTACGGGTGAAACAAGAGTTTGATTCTCTTCGAAGGCACCATTTATAAACACATTATTTAATAAGGTGTAACCCGCGACACAACCGTATGGTAGTGGGTAGTGTGTTTTTAAATGTTTATGCGTCTTTGGCAGTGATGGTTCATGCAGTGGTCTGAAAAGCCACCTATGTTGGTTCGATCCCAACAGGACGCACCAAGTTAAGCAGAGCCTGACTGAAACGGGCATGGGAGAAGCTGGATGCTGGAAATGTATCAGGGGTTCGATTCCCACAGTCTCTTATTTCAGTCTGCTTATTAAATTAGCCCTTTTCGTATAGTGGCATTACATCTGTTTCGTAATCAGATTACGGCAGTTCAATTCTGTCAAAGGGCACCAAAGGATGAAAAAATATTCACTAAAGCTATTGACTTCGGGTAGGCAGGTATGGTACAATAACCGTCTACACACGATAGAACACAACATCGTTAGTGACGGTAAGTTATATGTGAGATTAGTTGATAATCCTAATTTGATACCAGAAGAAAATGTTGATTGTGAGTATACTGATATAGTTTTAGAAAGAATAACGGGGATATAGCAAAATTTGGTATTGCCACTGACTCTTAATCAGTAAAAAAGTGGATTCGATTTCCACTGTCCCCACCAAGTTAAGGTTAGTTGCAAATGAACACTAGTAGTTACCTTTATACCCTGAACAAGTATATTGGAGTGAATGTAAGTAGTTGTGCAGACTGTTCAACCAAAGAGGTGTTAAACCCGTAGATTAAGTTCCTACGCTCTCGCTCAATGGATGTTGTAAATTCAAATTTACACTAACCACCGTTTTTAGGATAGGTTCTGCAAAACCAAAAGATCAACCATAATGTTCTTGTCTTGATCGACAAAACTATCCTGTTGTTTAAAGCCCTGGTGACGGAATAGGCATACGTGTTGGTCTTAGAAACCAAATTTTGGGGGTTCAAGTCCCCCCTAGGGCACCAATTTACCGCTATAGTTCAATGGATAGAATAGGGGTTTCCTAAACCTCGGGTGTAAGTTCGATTCTTACTGGTGGTACCAAGTTTTGTAGTTAAGTCGGTTAGACTTTAGTAAAGGCGATGCGGAATGATCCCAAGGGTCACGTTAAATATCGAAGCGCATCTTAATGAAAATGTGTGCAGCCTACTACAAATTATTTTTAGAAAAAGCATTGACAGACTACACTCAATTTGTTATAATAGCGACTTCTTAATTGATAAAGCAACAATTACCAAGTGAGGCTATCATGTAGTTAAAGAAAAGAATTTGTAGAGTTTTTAAGGATGAGTACAGCAGCATTAAATATACTGACTAAAAAAGGTGCCTGATACGGAGACCCCGAGTAATCGGTTATTTAAAGGGCTAGGTTGATAGTTTCCATAGTATGGATTGTGCCGAAACACCTATCTAGTACACATTACATGTGTTATGGTAATGAATTATCTTTGCTGATAGATCAAGACATCTATCTGAGTTACAGTGAATCATACCCATCCGCAAGCTGGGGTCTACACTGAGGTTAGATAAACCAGTTCAATATAGTAACGATTGACCATCCTGTTATTTTTTTAGAGATTTAGAATCGGTTCAGCAAAAAAAAGCTTAATAGGCACCAAACTTGTAACTTGGAAAAAACGATTCTGTTGTATTGAGGTTAAGTTCCGCAAACATAAATTTATTACAATCCAAACAGCAAGTCCGGTTCGATTCCGGTTTATAGTGTAATGGTAGCACAGCAGTAAGTAAAAAAAGTTTAACCTGTTATTTAATGAAAGAGAGTATATTATGAACACATTTGTAAATGCCGTAGCAAACCAATCTACCCGTACCACCAATGGTATGAAGGCCCGTAAGTCCACTGCTAATGCAGTTGTTGACTTGTTCTACAATGCCGGTGCGTCCCGTGGTAAGGATATTGTTCCTGCTTTCACCGCAGCATTGGCAGAAAACCGCGAATTGGCACTTCGTGTTGTCGCATGGTTGCGTGATGTTCGTGGTGGTGCTGGTGAACGTAAGCTTTTCCGTGATATCTTGGTATATCTGGAAAAGAGTGATCCGGATGCTGCTAAGGCTCTGGTTGCTAAGGTGCCGGAAGTTGGTCGTTGGGATGACTTGTTCATCTTCAAGACTGATGCGCTGAAGAATGTTGCATACACTTTGTTGGGTGATGCTTTGCGTGAAAAGAATGGTCTTGCTGCAAAGTGGACTCCACGTCAAGGCCCAGTGGCCGCTGAAGTTCGTAAGTTCTTCGGTATGTCACCAAAGTTTTACCGTAAGTCTCTGGTCGAAATGACTAATGTGGTTGAACAAAATATGTGTGCAAAGGAATGGGATGAAATTAATTTCTCACACGTTCCATCGGTTGCAGCTTCGCGTTACAAGAAGGCATTTAACCGTAACACCCCAGCTTATGCGGCTTATGTTGCATCGTTGGTGAAGGGTGGAGACCTAAAGGTTAAGGTTAATGCTGGTGCAGTGTATCCATATGATGTCCTAAAGGGTCAAATTGGTGGTTACAAGAGGGTTTGGGATAAGACTGAATTGGATTTGATCCAAAAGCAATGGGAAGCTCTTCCTGACTATGTTGGTGAAGCAAGCATTCTGCCTTTGGTTGATTCGTCTGGTTCTATGTCATGTCCTGTTGGTGGATATGGTTCTAAGAGTGGTATGTCTTGTATGGATGTTGCAGTTTCGTTGGGGCTGTATCTCGCTGACAAGAACAAGGGTAAGTTCAAGGATACTTTCTTGACCTTCTCGAAGTCGCCAAGGTTGGTAACGCTCAATGGCAATATCAATCAAAAGATTAACCAAATGTGTACCGGTGAAGTGGCTAACACTAACCTGAATGCAGCATTGGATAAGATTTTGAAAGTAGCCAAGAATGGAAATGTTCCGACCGAAGAAATGCCAGCAATGCTGTTGATTCTTTCAGACATGCAATTCGACGGTACTGTCGATGGTCGTGATGACAGTGCAATGGAAATGATTGCACGTAAGTATAAGGACGCAGGTTACACCCTTCCAAAGGTTGTGTTCTGGAACTTGAATGCTGCATATGGTAACGCACCAGTGAAGTTTGACAAGTCTGGTACTGCACTTGTATCTGGATTCTCTCCAGCAATCATTAAGCCTTTATTGGCGAATGATTTGGACACTTTCACCCCAGAAAGTGTTATGTTGAAGACCATCATGGTTGACCGTTACAAAGTCCTGTAAAGGCAATTGGGGATTCGAAAGAGTCCTCATTTTGAAGGGTATTGTATTGTTGTTAACTCAACTTAACACAATAAAGATGCATCTGTGGTATAATACACTTCAAAATGATATAAATAAACACATTAGAATATTTTTCTGGAGTGTCTATGGTTAGGAAAATAAAAGTCAGTGATGAACAAATAATTGAAGCATCATTAAATTCAAACTCAGCTACACAAGCCTCTGTAATGTTGGGTATAAAATATGATACTTATAAAGTTCATGCAACCAGGTTGGGTGTTTTCAAAACAAACAAATCTGGTATTGGTATAAATAAACTAAAAAAAGACGGTCGAGGTAAAATTAGTTTGACTGAAATACTGGAAGGAAAACATCCAAGTTATCAGACAAACAAATTAAGATTAAGATTATTATCCGAAAAAATTAAAGAGAGTAAATGTGAAATTTGTGGTATAAATGATTGGTTAGGAAAAAGAATTGCGTTAGAGCTTGACCATATTGACGGTAAGAACTATAATCACATATATAGTAATTTGAGGATTGTGTGTCCAAATTGTCATGCACAGACAGACACATATAGAGGAAAGAATAAAAGCGGTAGTGGTGGAACGGTATACACACCGGGCTTAAAACCCGACGCACTATAAATGCATATGGGTTCGAATCCCATCTACCGCACCAAATGGATATATAAATAAGAAATTAGCCCCATTAGTATAATGGCATTATGACGGTTTTGTAATCCGTTGGTGGCAGTTCGATTCTGTCATGGGGCACCAATTATAGCGGGTAGTGAAGCCAACAATCCAGTCTCATAAGCTCGGATCAACGGGGGTGCGACATGTAAATCTAACTGTGTTGGAATTTTTGGTGCTGATCCAATCACTAGATTGAAATATACTATTATTGGTCGCGCAGCAGCTTTATCTGAAGAATCCAGGGAGAAAAGAAAAAGTACATTTAAAACTATATCACATCAAAAGGGTACGATAAATAGTCAATTCGGATCAATGTGGATAACCAATGGAGTCAATAATAGGAAAATAAAAAAAGATGATACAATCCCTGATGGATGGTACATCGGACGGTATATAAATAAGAACAATGCGGGATTAGTTTAATGGTAAAATGTCTTCCTTCCAAGTAGATGTCATCGGTTCAATTCCGATATCCCGCTCCAAATTAAAGGCCACAATATGACACATTTAGTAAAATCACACAGCGTAATCAACGGTACACTAGAGATCAAGAACCATTTTCTAGAATCCCTTGAGGAAGCAATTAAATTCCTAGAAAAGGAAGTTGCAGACTACTTCACAGTATTCGATCCTGATGGAAATCTAGTGCACTCTACAGAACCGGCAGTTGACGCTGTTGAAGACCATCCTGCGCCACTGTCCACAGTTCAGTTGCAATCGTTAATGACTTCTGATGTACAGGCACTGTCAACTACGCAAGTGGCGGCATTAACCACATCCCAGGCAGATGTTCTAGTGCCAGTTGATGTTACTGCTGTTGTTATTCCAACTACAAACACCACAGTTTAAATTTAATAAACAACACCATACGTTAAAGCCGAAAGGTACGTATGGTTTTTTTACGTCTGTACCTTGACGAACACTAGGAAATAGTGTATAATTATACTTTTAATGATGGAGATATTATGGAAGTTATTGCATTGAAATTGGTTACCGGCGAAGATGTTTTGGGTGAACTGGTTACCCGGTCTGAGACTGAAATCGTATTGGAAAATCCTGTGGGCATTGCAGTTGTTCGTGGTCAAAATGGACAACCAAACATCGGATTCTCTCCATTCCCCATCCACGCAGCACAGGTGAAAGATGCCATTGTTGTTCTTAAGTTGAAACATATTGTATATCAATACACCCCAGCAGAAGACTTCATTTCCAACTATAAGCAAATCTTTGGTGCTGGTATCATTGTACCGCAACAAAAACAAATCATCACTGGCTGATGGCTAAAGTATACACAAACGTACAGAAACTAGGAAACTATGTTCTGTATCGTGGGGTATTTGATGGTAAGCGAGTTAAGCAACGTGTAAAATACGCACCATCACTTTATCTGGAGTCTCCTTCCGGTGTCAAATATAAGACACTGGATGGCACACCATTGGTTAAGAAAAAGTTCAATGATATCTATGACGCTAGAGATTATGTCAATAAGTTTAAGAACGTAACAAATGGTCCTAAGATTTATGGCAACACATCATATGAATATGCGTTCATTGCAGATTTCCATAAAGATGCCATAGAATGGGATTTCAGTGGACTTCTTATTGGGGTTCTGGATATTGAAGTTGGGTCTGACAACGGATTCCCTGACCCATATCTAGCAAACGAACCCATCACCGCAATCACATTAACTTTTATCAATGGTAGCATTCTTACATTTGGATGTGGTGATTATACGTTGGAAGGTAGCGAGATATACTTCAAGTGTAAAGATGAAATTGACCTATGTCAGAAATTCTTGAAACACTGGTCTGCTAATTGTCCAGATATTTTAACTGGGTGGAATATTAAGTTTTTCGATATTCCATATTTGGTCAATCGTTTCAGAAAGCTATTGGATGAAGAAGATCATCAATCATTATCACCATGGGATCGAATCAACGAACGGACTGAGCATAAGAATAATCGTGATATGGTTGTGTATGAACTTTTCGGCGTGTCCATTCTAGATTATCTTGATCTATATGAAGCTGACGCAAAACGGAACAAAAAAATACCAGAAAACTATAGACTAGATACAATCGCCAACGATGAATTGGGTGAAGGTAAACTATCATTCGATGAATTTGATAATCTATATCAATTGTATGTAGAAGATTATCAAAAATTCATACGTTATAACATAAAAGATACGACTCTTGTTGCCCGATTGGAAGAGAAGTTGAAACTGATTGAATTGGCGGTGACTTTAACATATGACGCTAAATGTAATTTTGAAGATGTGTTCAGTCAGACTAGACTGTGGGATGCTCTGGCATATAACTATCTTCTGAAAGATGATATTATTGTACCGCCAAAGGAGCCAAAGGACAAAGATGGGTCGTTTGAAGGTGCATACGTTAAAGATGTTCAGGTTGGATTGCATGAATGGGTATGCAACTATGACCTTGACTCTCTATATCCACATTTAATCATGCAATATGGAATATCACCAGAAACGTTAGTTCAGGTGAAGGACTATACAGATGAAATGCGAGAAGTCTTAGCCCAGAATGTGACAGTCGAGAAGTTACTAAATCGAGAAATTGATTTGTCTAAACTCAAGAACGTCACACTAACCCCAAGTGGACAATTCTTTAGAACTGACATTCAAGGGTTTCTGCCAAAGATGATGCGCGAAATGTATGCGGATCGGAAGAAATATAAAACACTCATGTTGCAAGAGAAGCGGAATTTAGAGAATGAGAGTGATGTGACACTACACCCGGAAATTAAAAAAAGGATTGAACGCTATAATAACCTACAGTCGGCTAAGAAGACTGGCCTAGTTTCAATATATGGCGTCCAGGGGTCTGCATATTTTAGATTTTATGATCTTCGTATTGCCAGAAGTATCACATTGGCTGGGCAATTATCGATCAAATGGATTGAACGTGCGATTAATAGTTATATGAATACTTTGATGGGCACTAATGATGACTATGTGATTGCAATGGATACTGATAGTTTCTATTTGAGATTGGGGCCATTAGTGAATAAGGTTTATGGTGTTGATGGTGCTGTCAAACTACCAAAAACCAAAGTGATTGATTTTATGGATAAAGTATGTGGTGGAAAAATTCAAAATGAGATTTCAAAGTCTTACCAAGAGTTGGCAGACTATGTACATGCCGTCGAACAGAAAATGAACATGAAGAGAGAGTGCCTTGCGGATAAAGCAATTTGGGTCGCAAAGAAACGCTATATCATGAACGTGTACGACTCAGAAGGTGTTAGGTATAATGAGCCAGATTTGAAGGTTGTTGGTCTCGATATGATCAAATCTTCAACCCCAGCGGTCGTGCGCGACAAGATGAAAGAGTCTGTTAGTATCATGATCAATGGGACACAATCAGATATGCACACTTTCATTTCCGACTTTGAGTGTGCGTTTAAGAAATTGCCACCAGAGGATATTTCATTCCCTAGGGGGGTTAATGGTATCAGCAAGTATTCTGATCCATCTAGTCTATATAAGTCAGGAACTCCAATTCACGTTAAAGGGGCAATCTTATATAATCATCAATTGAAGCAGAACAACTTGACGAATAAGTATCAGTTGATCAAGGATGGCGAAAAGATAAAGTTCGCATATCTAAAAATACCAAACCATTTCAAGGATACTGTCATATCGTTCCCAAGCCGCATACCAAAAGAATTTGACTTGGACGCGCATATCGACTATAATATGCAATTCAGTAAAACCTTTGTCGAGCCGGTTAAAGCCATTCTAGATTGCATTGGATGGACAACAGAAAAGAAGTGTTCACTTGAAGATTTTTTTAGTTAAGGTTATAAATAAGATGGTCGAGGGGTAGTTCCCCTCATAAAAACAATCAACACAAAGGAAATAATGAACTATAAAAAAATTCACGATTCGATTATCCACCGGGCGAGAACCCGAAGGTTGGATGAAACTGAATATAGCGAACAACACCACGTTTTACCAAAGTGTGAGGGTGGTCTGCAATCCGGCGAGACTGTACAACTTAGGCACAGAGAGCATAGGTTGGTGCATAGACTTAGGTATAAATTCACTAAAGTTTTTGGAAATAATGCTGCATATAATTGGATGTCATGTGGTGAGGCTGGTGCAGTTAAGAATCAAAAGGAAGCTGCAAAATTATCACATTCAATTGCAAAGAATAGAGACCCAGTGGCATACTCAGAACGTCAAAGAAAATATGCAAAATTGGCGGGCAGCAAATGTAGAGATCAGAAACTAGGATTTCATTCTATGAGTGAAGATGACATGACAAATGCCCGAAACAAAGGAAACGCGACGGTGGTGTCGAATAAATTGGGTATGTTCTCGGATAGTTACCGTGAAAAACATAAAGAAACCTTATATAAAAATGTAAACACACCATCTGGAGCTTTTAACTCTATGCAAGATGCTGCAAGATTCTATAATGTGTGTTCCTCGACAGTTACATATCGCACCGGTAGTGACAGTGAACAATTTAAAGAATGGTATATTATTGAAAGGACAACCAAATGAGTATTTTAGAGAGAATGAAAAAATCAGGTGCATCTAAATTGACTGCATCATTGGCGGAATCTATGTTTTTCAATGAAAAAGATTTTGTACAAACTGAGATTCCGATAATTAATATTGCAGCATCTGGACTTGCAGATGGTGGGATTTCGTCAGGATTAACTGCATTTGCTGCGCCATCAAGACACTATAAGTCTCTTCTTGGCCTTATTATGGTTTCTGCATATATGAGAAAATATCCAGATTCTGTATGTCTCTTTTACGATTCTGAATTTGGTATTACACCAGAATATATCAAATCTAACAACATAGACACATCCAGAGTTCTTCATATTCCAATTGCACACATAGAACAATTAAAATTCGACATATGCAAAAGATTAGATGAAATAAAACGTGGCGATAAAGTTATCATTTTCATAGACTCCATTGGAAATCTTGCGTCGAAAAAGGAAGTGGATGATGCATTATCAGAAAATGAAGCGGCTGATATGACTAGAGCCAAAGTTCTAAAGTCTTTGTGGAGAATAATTACACCACATTTGACCATAAAAGACATCCCATGTATTGCTATTCAGCATGTATATCAGACACAGGAAAAATATTCCAAGGCAGTCATGTCGGGTGGCACTGGAGGTATGTTGAGCGCAAATCAAGTTTGGATTATATCTAAAGCCCAGGAAAAGGACGGGGACGAACTGGTCGGTTACAACTTCACTATCAATATCGAGAAGTCTCGATATGTTAAGGAAAAATCGAAATTGACATTTACTGTTAAGTGGGATGGGGGAATTCAAAAATATTCAGGGTTGATGGAAATTGCCTTGGAGTCTGGTAATGTAGTTAAGCCTAGTAATGGGTGGTATTCAAAGGTAGATATGTTAACGGGAGAGGTGGAGGCTAAGAAGTATCGATTTAAAGATACGGACAATGATGGGTTCTGGGGTAGCATTCTCAGTTCACCGGAATTCAAAAATTTTACAAAAGAGAAGTATCAGGTTGCTTTTATTTCTGAGTTAGAGAAAATTGATTGTGTTGGTGTTGTTTAATTAAAGGAGTTTATTATGAATGTTTATATTTTGTTGGATCGTTCTGGTTCTATGGTATCCTTGGGCAACGAACCTATCGGGTCTATTAATGCATATGTGAAAAAGCTAGGTGCAAAGGACCACATCCACCTTGCGGTATTTGATGATGGTTCACATGATGTCATTCGAGACATGCCGGTTGAATTCTATGCGGATATCACAGCAGAAGAAACAAGTCCTCGTGGCGGCACTCCACTATATGATTCTTGTAATAAAATTATGTGCCAAGCAGAAGATGACAACGCAGAAAAAACTGTATTGGTTGTTATGACTGATGGTTATGAAAATATGAGCAGGGAATTCAACCAAGCCCAAATCCAAGCCAAGGTAAAATCCTGGGAGGATCGTAAGTGGGAAGTTGTATTCTTAGGCGCAAATTTCGATAAGGTGGAAGCAGTATCGGGGTCTGTCGGTGTGGCGTCAAATAAGACCCTCAATTTTGTATCCGGCAACTTCATGAAGGGTATGGATACATTGTCAGCGTCAACAATGGCATATGCAACAGTTGGTAGGTCGATCAACTACACTGCAGAAGATAAAGCGGCCCTTGGCTCATAATCATGATTGAGGGTATTGATTATTGTTTCATTTACCCAAAGGACGAAAAGGAGGCGGCGAATATCCGACTCCTTACTGGTATGTACAAGGATACCATATTTCGTTTCGGTAAAGTGAAATTCAAAGAATATGATGATGGTCCTCATTTGCAATTTGCTTTTGATGTGATCGAGTCAACTTACATGAAGCCAAAAAAGATGGAAAAGGATGCAAACTTCCAAAACTATCTCGGCGACATGCTAATTGAACTTATGACTGCTAATATGGACGAGGAATTTATTGATGAGAATCGAAACGGCAATTCTAAAGCACCTGATCTACTCGGAGGATTACCTTCGTAAGGTATTACCATTCCTCAAAGAAGAATACTTCATAGAGAATACAGAGCGTATAATTTTCAATGAGATATTGAAGTTCACACACACGTATAACAATTCACCGTCGATGGAGGCAATCTCACTTTCTGTAGGTGAATTGCCAGATATGTCAGAAAAGCAATTGGATAGCTGCGAAGAATATCTATCGGAACTGGAGATTTCAAAGACTGAATTGGCGGATACGAAATGGCTGGTGGATAAAACTGAAAAGTTCTGTCAAGATAAGGCAATTTATAACGCAGTTCTTGGGTCTATCAAAATCCTCGATTCGCAGGATAAACTGAAAGATAAGGGGTCTATCCCAACTCTTCTGTCCGACGCCTTGGCGGTCAGTTTTGATCGATCTGTGGGGCATGATTATCTGGAGGATAGCGATTCACGGTTTGATTTCTATCATCGAAAAGAAGAACGCATTCCATTTGACTTGGATTTGTTCAATAAAATCACAAAAGGGGGACTCCCATCCAAAACACTCAATATTGCTTTGGCGGGTACAGGTGTTGGTAAATCTCTTTTTATGTGTCATTGTGCGGCTGGTATGTTGAGTCAAGGAAAAAATATCCTGTATATCACTATGGAAATGGCAGAACATGAGATTTCAAAGCGGGTGGATGCTAATCTAATGAACATCACCATAGATGAACTATTATGCCTATCCAAAGAAAATTACGACAAGCGAATTTCCAAGGTTAAAAAGAACACAACAGGGAAGATTATTGTAAAGGAATATCCCACTGCATCCGCATCCTCCACACACTTCAGGACATTGCTCAATGAATTGAATTTGAAGAAATCGTTCAGGCCAGATATCATTTTCATTGATTATTTGAACATTTGCTGTTCGTCCCGAATCAAACCTGGGGCGAATATTAACTCTTATACATACGTTAAGTCTATAGCAGAAGAGCTACGGGGATTGGCAGTTGAATTTGATGTTCCTATTATGTCGGCTACCCAGACCACACGAAGCGGTTTTACATCGTCTGATCCGGGGCTTGAGGACACTAGCGAATCATTTGGCTTGCCCGCTACCGCAGATATGATGTTTGCACTGATTACCAGTGAAGAATTGGAAGAACTCGGTCAGATGATGGTTAAGCAACTTAAGAATCGATATTCCGATCCATCTTACTACAAGAGATTCACCATTGGTATTGATCGTGCTAAGATGAAGTTGTATGATGTGGAGCAATCTGCACAGACAGGATTGGTCGATGCGGGACAGACACAGAAACCGAGTAGACCAGATAAGCGAGGTTTTGAAGGATTTCAAACATGACATCAACGGTAATCATACCAACAACAGGGTCCCCCGAAGTTTTTCAAGCAATTGAAAGTGTATTAGCACAAACAGCCCCAACACAATGCTATGTTGTGTTGGATGGTAAAGATAATTTCACTTCATTTGCGACGAAAGTCATAGAGAAGAAACTTGATACGAATCCCAATGTTAAATTTTGCACTCTTCCGGTTAATGTTGGTGCCGATGGTTTCTATGGTCATCGGGTGTATGCCGCATTCACCCATTTAATCAATACTAAGTATGTACTATATCTCGACCAAGACAATTGGTTTGATGGTGACCATGTGCAACGTTGCTTGGAAAAAATAGAGGGTTCTAATCTGGATTGGGTGTACTCACTGAGAAAAATCATCAGTAAAGATGGGGAGTATATCTGCAACGATGATTGTGAATCATTAGGTAAGTGGAAGTGCTACCAAAATTACAATCATGTAGATACAAATTCATATTGCATAAAAACTGATATTGCTGTTCGTTTAGCATCTGTGTGGCATGGTAAGTGGGGCCAGGATCGTGTGTTTTATGAAACACTTTCCACGCACTTTGTGAATTATGAATGTACCGGCGAGTATACATGCAACTATAGGTTAGCAGGCAATCTTGGGTCTGTGTCGGCAGAATTTTTCAAGGCTGGGAATGACATTATGAATAGGCGATATGGTGGTAATTTACCTTGGGTCAATTGAATAGGAGTTTTATTATGAAGAAGAGTTTAATTATAGGGGCAGCGACCGGATACACATATGATCAGTTGAAGCCATGGGCAGAATCCATCGGGCGTACCGGATTTAATGGCGATAAGGTGTTGATTATTGGCGAAGCATCCCCAATGACTAGGCAAATGCTGGCTGACGAAGGGTTCAAGTTAATAGAAATGGTACAGGTCAATGCACCAATTCATGTTGCAAGATTCTTGACATTATATCACTACTTAAAAGATGTGTGGAAGGAATATCAGTATGTGATAACTACTGATGTTAAGGATGTGTATTTCCAGACCAACCCGGAGTATTGGCTACGGGATAATCTTGGAAATTGCGAAATGGTCGCTGGGTCCGAGAGTATTAGATATAAAGATGAACCATGGGGCAATGAAAATCTATTGCAGACATATGGACCTTATGTGTATGAGGATTTTAAAAATAACATCATATACAATGTAGGGACTATCGGCGGTACGGCTGAGTATGTGAAAGATTTGGTGTTCAATATATTCATGAACGCAATAAATCGTCCTATTTCAATCGTGGATCAGGCTGTGTATAATGTACTGTTGCAAACCCAGCCATACAAGGACGTCACGTTCTTTGCGGATCAAAAAGATGGTTGGGCCTGTCAAGCCGGAACCACGGCAGACCCATCCAAGATAGAACAATTTAGACCATTCTTAACCGAACGGGAACCATCATTCGAGAATGGGATTGTGAAGGATTCTCACGGGGATTCATTCTGTATAGTTCACCAATATGACCGTGTTCCTGCGTGGAAGAAGCATGTACAGGAATCCTTTGGGCAAATCGATCAATCTCAATATTTCACATACAAGACATTATGAGTAACATTACAATCGTAACAGCATTCTTCGATATTGGCCGTGGAGAATGGACACCCGAAAAGGGACTACCTCATTATCTACAGAGGACTAATGAGGTATACCTTCAGAGGTTCTCACACATGGCTAGTTTAGATAATGATATGGTGATCTATACTTCGAAGGAGTTTGCAGAAACAATATCGCAATATCGAAAAGATAAAAAAAATACAAATATCATTATTGTCGATTTTCCAGAAGTGTTCGACCATACCAGAGAGTTGATATCTGATGTTCAAAGCCAAATTAAATTCCAGAATAAGATAAATGTCAATCAGCGGAAGAATCCAGAGTATTGGAATGCTGACTATGTTTTGATTAACTTTTTGAAGTCTCATTTCGTGTGTAGCGCAATCAAAGGAGAGTTGATTGACACGGATATGGTAGCTTGGATGGATTTTGGATACTGTAGGTCGCCATCGACATTATGTGGAATACCCGAGTGGAATGTCAACCTATCAGAAGATAAGATACATGTATTTTCCATTAAAGACTGGATTGACGGGACATTCATTCAAGACGTCATATTCAATAATGATGTTCATATCACAGGGCCGCATATAATCGCAAGTAAAAAAATGTGGCCCTTATTAGATCATATGGTGGTCACTCATATGGAATTTTTACTTAATAACAATTTGGTTGATGATGACCAGACATTGCTACTGATGTGCACCTTAAGTAACCCTACTCTATTTGATGTGCATAAAGTATCTAGCGACGATTGGTTTGTTATGTTTAAGGATTATAATGATATTGCATCTTAAGTGTACCGCGAATCTTGGAGACTTCCTGAACGTCCTTCCTGTATTATCTGGAGTATCTAAAGCTTATGGTAAATTCATGTTCATTATCAGAGACGACATGGAAAAATTTAATGGTATAAAAGAGTTTTTGATGTATCAGGATTTGTTCACCGAAGTTTTATTTGAAAGAGAAATTGTTTTGATAGAGGGTGTCATCGAAGTCAGTTCATGGACAAGAGAGACAAAAACTAACAATGATCGACCAATCGAGACGTGTAGATATGAGAATTGGCTGAAGGATCGTGGGTTGACATTTGATGTGGATGATTCATTCACATTGAAAGTTCCAGATCATGAAACCTATGTTAAAGATGAAATAATTCTAGGTGGTGATCGATGGAATGGTCCGGGAATTGACGGGAGACGTGCATCATGGACATTGGCACACATACCAGATGTTCATTTCCTAGATTACAGCAAACCACTCCTAGAGAATGCACACTATATAAAGCATGTAAAACGTCCATTTATTACAACATTTACTGGAATATCAGTAATTGCTGATCTGTTGAATAAAGAACAGATTGTACTTTGGGGTGAAGATATTCGAGATTGGGATAATAAGCCAATTGAGTATTCTTTCGAAAAGCATTTTTATAGTAACCGTAAATCCAAGTTAATGTACCTTGGTGATTTTGATGTGAGTGAATTATGATTGAAACAGTGCAGTTTAATGGCAGCGAGTATCCAAAATTTCAAACGGAAGGATTTGCGTCTCAGTTTGCAATTCCATTTGCTAAACACTTCTGTAAGGGGGTTGGGTATGATATTGGTTGCAACCGCTTAGAGTGGGCGCTACCCGGAGCCATTCCCGTGGATTTGAATTTTAATGATGGCATGGATGCATACAATCTTCCAGATAAAAAAGTGGATTATATTTATTCTAGCCACTGCCTTGAGCATCTGGATGATTGGGTGTATGCATTAGATTATTGGACTAGCAAGATTAAGAATGGTGGTGTTCTATTTCTATATTTGCCTCACTATTCGCAGAAGTATTGGCGTCCATGGAATAACCGAAAACATAAACACGTACTCGATTCCGGAGAGATTGTTGACTATCTGCATGATAATAAGTTTTCTAAAGTTTTAAGCGCCGGTCCTGATATGAATAGTTCTTTCTATGTGGTGGCCGAAAAATGATTTATAACATAACACCCGAGACCTTTGGTGGGGCTGTTCGAAATGGAGACTTGATTGCTGTGTGTAATGTGGTCGAATACTTTAGACATAAATTCGACAAGACAACAAAATTTCACATGCTCCCCGGTTCCATCAATCCTGCTGATTATTGCGGAAAATTCTATGAATTTCTGTTGAACCAAACCGATTATTTTTCGGAAGTCCAAGGGGATGAACCGCTGTTATGGAAACGTGTAAACCTATGGGACTTTAGAGAGATATCAGGCGATCTTGTTAGGATACACAACAGTTCACCAATGGAAAAAAAGATTGCAATATTCCCTGTCATTGGTGCGCAATACAATACATACCGAAACTGGCCCGGCGAAGTTCTTATTAGCATTCTTAATGGTTTTAATGTCCCACAATATGACGGGTATGAGAAAATTGTGTGCACCGAACTGCAGTTGAATGTGGAGGGATATGGATTTAAGAACTCCACAGATTTCATGGATAACATTCACCATATTATGACAACTGAGATTTATGTTGGTGGTGACACCGGAACTTCGCATTTTGCGTTTGCGCTTGATCGTGGTCCTAAGTCATTGAAATATCACAATTCTGGAAGAGGTCTGGTGCACACATTGCCATTCTACCTAATGCAGGGTAAGGGCGAGAATGCCGGTTATTGGTTAAACTACGAAAATACAACTTGGAATTAATATGAATTATCTACCTAGTGCAATTGGTGCTGAATCTACATTACTCGAATTAGCGAAGACCGCAAAGGATACCCCAGAAGGATGTTTTGTTGAAGTTGGTGTGTATAAAGGTGGGTCTGCATCGTACCTAACAGAACTGGCAGAGCAGCAGTCTCGTAAAATCTTCTTATATGATACATTCGAGGGTATGCCATTTCAGGGAGAGTATGATGGACATGCCGTTGGTGAATTTAGTGATACCAGTTTTGATGCTGTGAAATCTGCGTTGCCATATGCTATCGTCACTCAAGGGATATTCCCAGATAGTGCAATTGAAATGCCAAAGATCGCATTTGCTCATATTGATGTGGATCAATATAAATCATATATCGACTGCATCAATTACTTATCACCACTCATGGTGTCTGGTGGGATTATGTGGTTTGATGATTATGAACTAGAGGGCGCTAGACGGGCTGTCGATGAACTTATAGGGGTTGATAAAATAATCTCGGCTAGCAGTGGATATGGTCGAAAATATTACATATTCCCCTAATTCCATCAAACCATAAATACTTTAATAACCATAGTGTGTTATAGATCAACAGGAAACTAATGAAATCATTTTCCCAGCTTGTAGAAGAATTATCTCCGAAGAATAGAAAGCAAGTAATTGGACTACCACCAGTTGCTATTTTTATTACTGGTGGCCCAGGCTCCGGTAAAGATGTTACTGTGCGTGAGTGTATCCAAGCGCATTCGGCAACAGAATTGAATTTCATCCAAGCAATGGATTGCCTAAATGATAAGCATACACTGTCAGAGAAGACCGATGATTATCGCATGGAGGGTATTAGAACTCGCAAGAATTTAATCATAAATGGGCCTGCGGATGATATTATGCGAATCACTACGATAAAAGAAGAACTAGAAGACCTTGGATATAAGACCAAGATGATTTTTGTTTCCACCACCAATGAAGCGAGTAAGAAGAGAAATTCCACACTGCGCCGTATGATGAATGAATCTATGAGACAGGATAAATGGGAGAAGTCCCAGCACAATCGTAAAGTGTTTTCCGAAATGTTTGAAGAATTTGACATAAAAGATAATTCTAAAGATACAAGCAACATATTCACTAAGCTATATGAGACTGGTCCGGTTGTTATAAAAACGCCAGAACCCAAGATCGCCAAGTTTAATATGGATAAAGATCGCGCATCCCTAATAAAGCGCGGCAATAGTTCATTAACGATCCCAAAGGACATTAAGGCTGATGGTGTAAGTCAGTCCTATGATGCTAGACGCGGGGGTGGTAGTAGTTCCGCTGGCGCTGGATTGGGTAATCAGACATATAGTGAATCAAGAGGCGGGACACGAGAATTCAGCAACGATGATGTGTCTACATTTTCCGCACAAGTGGGCGGACCTAAGCCGAACCCATTGGGGGAAAAGAAAACTCTGAGAAAATTTAGAGAGGCTATAGATAGTCCAAGTGTAGAAATGGGAGTTGGCGGTGTTCTTGGTGGGGCGTCAAATAAAGAACCTATGGTTACGCCGATGGATAAATATGGTCAATCGGGTATAACAATAAAAAAGAAAAAAACAGGAGCGAAGTAATGTTCACACAGTCTAAAGTATCTCAATCAATTATCTCTGCAGTATCTAAAGTTATTGAGGAAAGTGCTGCTAAGTTACTTCTGGAGCCAGAAAAGAAAACAAAAATGCCGGAACGCATTCAAGGTGATATCGTGAAGTCTCGTGATGATAAACGTGCGTCCACTGGACATAATGCCGTAGCAGAAGAACATTCAGATGAAAAAGAAGATAAAGCTCTCGTGAAGAAAATGGTCAAAAAGGATGCATTGAAAGGTGAATCTAAAGAGACCGATTTAGATTCACACCATAAAATGACATCAGAAAGCCAACACCGCCAAAACTATATGGATGCCAATCCAAAGGAAAAGAATGGTGGAGATAAGCCAAAGACAAGCTGGAAACGTGATCCAATTACAGCATTTTCCAATGCTATTCATGATACAGTTGCGTCAAAATTAGGCAAGAAAAAGACAAATGAAGAAGTTGAAACATTAGATGAACTATCACGCAAAACACTTTCATCATACACCAAACAAGCTTCTGCCGATCTGAGTGATAAATCATATTCTTCTGGGCATGGGCATGGAAAACGCGGTGTCCCTAATATTAAATTAGATAGGAAAACTGACAAGAGACAGCAAGGTATAGAGAAGGCGGTTGATCGTCTGGCAAAAGAAGAAGTTGATTTGAATGAAGCTAAGTCAGGCCATGAAATCTATCATAGTCAATATTCTGGTGCAGTGCATCATGCATTGGCCCACCATGCATCCAAGGAAGGATTGTCCGTCCACGACGATGACTACCATCAGCATGTATCTATTGGTCCTCGCAAGCCAGCCACTGGCGAGACCGTAAGTCATCACATCCCAGCGCACAATGAGAAAGGTGAGCCACACACTATTCACATGCAGATTTATAACCGTGGTGGCGATATGAAACCGTATGAATTGAATTCATATTCAAGTAAAATCCCTAAGCGCCAAGTTAAAGAAGCCACCGAAAGTAAGAAGACATTGAAGCACTTTAAGGCACAAAAGGAAGACATTGGTGGTATCTCTTCTATGAGTGAAAAGAAAGCGGATACTCAAGTTCGAGTTGATGGTGAGACAGATATGGACACCAAGACGATTGATACGCTGACCGGACGTAAACGAGTTAAAGCGGAATATCACAATAAGCCACTATCGTATAAAGTTGGTTTGACTGTGGGAGAAGAGGTTCAGACAGAAGGATTCGCAGATGATTTTTTAGCCCATGCCAAATCAGTGCAAGCAAAGGCAGGTAAACCTGTAACTGCCCGTATGAGACCGGCGCCAGTTAAACCAAAGACTGGTGAGACGAATGAACCTGGACACACCAAACGAGAAACATCCGGAGACGAGAGGGGTTATGGGAAGGGTCGCTATATGGGAGATAGCGTCGAATTGGATATAACCAAAGCAATCGCCGAACATAAAGGGCCAGAGTCTGATTCAGAGCCATTCGTCACTAATGCGAACCCCACCAACTCCCCATTAGGGATTGCTAAATCGATGGCACATAGAGCATTCAAAAAGATCAGAATGGAAACAATGGGTAAAATCGGCACATCTGAGGGTAAGAAGTAATGTCCAGAACTCCAAAGGACGTAATTAAAGGTGTTGTTAAAAAGCCAGCACCAGCGTCAACAACAGGAACCGACCCAAGCGATCCATGGTCAGCAAAGGCTGGAATTGAAGAGAATGTAACATCTTCTCGGTCTGCACTATTGACCAGATTCTATAAATCCAGAGGATGGAATGTGAATTATATCACCAAGAATAAGAAAGTGTCACAATCTAAGACTAATGAGTTTATTAAGTGGAAGAGCGATCATGGGTACTTCGAAGAAGTTGAGCCAATTCAGGAATTATCAGCAGATAAATTACGTGCATACGCAGACAAAGCCCAAGATTCTTCTAGGGACAATTTAATAAAAAGAAGCATCGCCAAAAAATTGGGTGATGGTGATGCAGCCGACAAATATTTGGATAAATCATTGAGCAGACAATCCGGGGTGGATCACGCCAAAAAGAAATTGAATATTGAGTCCTCCGAAACTATTCTCGAATTATCAACTGATAAGCTGGCGCAATACAAGACCGCCGCGTCTAAACAAGCATCCGAATTAGATAAGGCCGGTGGAAAAACTAATATTGAAAAAGCTAATAAGAGATTTGGTGGCATTATCAAGGCGACAAATAAGCAGTTTGATAATGATGCTAAAGTGGAAGATGTTGGCGATCCTCAATCTGCAACGCAATCTCCTGGTGATTGTGCCAATAATCCGGATGATGTGACACCAAGAAAAATGTCAAAAGCGGGTAAACTGGTAAAAGAACTTCATGCGAAAAAACGAATGAATGAAGAGCTATACGATAAGGAAAAGGAAGAAAAAGCCGAAAAGCCTTATGGTAAAAAACCGAACGAGTTGAAAAATGACAATCCTGATGATACCGACAGTGAAGTTGCAAATGCTCGTATGGTGATGAAAGGTGGTAAAACACTAACTGGACAGACTAGGGATACAGTTCAAATAGACCCTATGATGAAGAATCGATCTAAGATGCCAGATTACAATAGCGGTAAGCAAATAAAACAATAAGATAAATAGGTAATACCTTCAATTAGGAGAACAACAAATGTCAGCATGGTCAAACAACGATATCCAACTAAGCAAGCCTAAGTTCAATGCAGAACGTCAAACTAGAGAAGTTTTACAACTAACCACAGCCAATTCCACTGCGGCATTCGCCAATACGATTATTTTCGTTGGCACTGGTGCTGGCATTGCAGCTAACCAAATTGCATATGCAGCAAACCTATCATCCAATGGTGTTGGTGGTATGTTTAAGTCTAACAACTATGTTACTACGGTGACTGGTAATGTGGTTGGTTTTGCCGCAAACACTTTCGGTATTATTCCCGCAGGCACAATCATCGAATTGGATGTGTCTATTCCGGTTACGGCGAATAAGCCAGTGGAGCAGACATACAACTCAGATACAGTATTGGTGACACCAACCCGCTTGGCTAATAATACAGTAGCTGTTGGTGGTATTGGTGTCGGATGGGTTCATATCCAAAAGAAGATTAATGCTGATGGAAATACTCGATATATTTCTGAAACATTAGTGTCAATGTCTTCTCCTATAGCAGCAAACACTAAGTCGGGAAATACCAGCTTCGCCCAAGTGTTCACTGGCGTTTAATTGTCTCTGTTATATTATGTTTGAGAATTTGAATGAAGACAATTTGGTGATGTATGCCATAAAAAGCTACTCGTCTCCAAATTGTCTTATGTCCGAATTCGAGGGAGACTTCAAGAGAACCAAGTATATTAAGAGGTTGCTTAAGCGATATAGGATTTCAAAAATCCTCAAAGAGCGTCTCATATTAAATCACTTGATCATGCTTAATAATGTATTTGGACCCGAAGCGACAGCTAGGATAATCTTTCTCCGCATTGACGAAAAAGATTATAATGCCCTAAAGACATTTATGTTATATCTAAACATACTGCCGGAAAATGTTACGGGTATAGATGGAAAAAGTGTCCGCACTGATGTAATTCCTGTGGACATGAACATAGCAGAAGTATTGAGGAATATATGAAAACATTCAAAGAGTTTATCAATGAGGATGGTGGTGCGGCTGCGGTTGCAGGTCCTGCTAATGCTGTCGGATCGGGTGCTATAGCTGGTACTGGTGGTAAAGGTGGTGAGCCAGGGGTTAATTTAAAAAAGAAAAAAAATCCACCATATGATTATAGGGTTATGGGTCTTACTAGTAGGAACCCACCTAAGTAATAAGGATTTCTATGTTTGACTATATCGCATCACTTTTCACACTGAATTTTATTCTATTGCACACTCCTAATTGGATGGTGTGGGCTATTATAGTGTCTGGGGTAGTCCTACTCGCAGTTGAATCCTTCATGGATTTATTGATCCCGGTCAAATATAAAATATTGATCAAGATTATGGCAGTTGCGCTCTTTGCTTTCGGGTTCTATGCTGATGGAAAGCAAAGTGTATTAATTCCCCAACAGTCAGTGATTGAAAAAATTGTAGTTCAGGAAAAAATAGTCACGCAGACAATAGTTAAATATTTGAAACAAGAGCAGCAAACAACTGAGGTAAATCATGAAGCAATCATCAATTCTATTAACACTAAAGACGATCACCTTTGCATTATCCCTAACTCTTTTGTTGGGGTGTTCAATTCCGCAGCAGAGGATACCGTTCCCGACACCTCCACAGGAACTGATGGTTCCCCCTCCGGTATTGCACTCTCTGAAGTTGAACGCACCACAGCAGACAACTTCAACACCTATCACCAAGTAGCGGAAGAATTGTCCGCACTTCAAGATTGGGTGAATAAACAAAAAGAAATTAATCCATAAGTATTATCATGTTAACTATAGACAAATTCACATCTTGGTTCCCTGGAAATAAATTTGCACAGCAATGGGTGGAAGCTATCAATAAAGTAACCCCCGATTATGGATTGACCACACCAACACGACTAGCTGCATTCTTAGCTGAATGCTCAGTCGAGTCTATGGATTTTACCGAACTCCAAGAGAATCTTAATTATTCCGCCGAAGGATTGTGTAAGACGTTCCCCAGTCATTTTTCAGGATTGGACGAAGCTACCGCATACGCACATAATCCAGAGAAGATAGCCAATCGAGTATACTCAAATCGCATGGGAAATGGTGACGAATCTTCGGGTGATGGTTGGTTATATCGTGGTCAGGGGGTTATCCAATTAACAGGCAAGCAAAACCAACAAGCATTTGCCGATTCTATAAATATGATTATAGGGGATATCCCTAACTTCTTAGGAACATTCGAAGGTGCAATACAATCAGCTTGCTTCTTCTGGGAAGATAGGAATTTAAACGAATTGGCGGACTTGGGTGATATAGATCAAATATCAAAGAAGATTAACGGTGGTGATAATGGTATAGATGTGCGCAGACAAAAATATCAAATTATCAAGAATACGATTGGGTAGTTGATG